TTAGTCTTCTGCGGTTTGATCGAATGGAAACCACTTTTCTTTCCACCCTTTCAACGTCATGCAACTTTTAAATACTTCGTCTTGCGCTCGATATGCTGCATTCACTGAACTGTAATTACAATTTTGTCTCGAGCTCATAGCACCACTTTGACAGAAACCGAGTGCAGCACCAGACATTTTAGAGCAATCTTGCTGTGGTGGCTGAGTGCATGAAGGGGGTGGGATTGGAATTTTATTTGACTCAATAGTACATTCGCTTTTAGCCACAACAAATAGGTGATCAACTTCCTCAAATGACAATTCACCATTATTGTGTGAAGCAAAGGCTTTATCGTTTACCCATTGGTATTCGCCAGTAGGCTCTTGCTTACTTTGGCCATCAAGATTTATTACACAGCCTGTGAGTAATAGTGGAAGTGCTAGCACTACAATTTTCATTGCTATTCCTTTAACTTTTTATGGTACGGTTTACTTTGCAATATAAAGTGCAAATGGTGTACAGTTCCAAACCTCAAATGACACTTTTTTGAAGAGTAAAATGCTACTAACAAGCTTACTTGTTCTCGTTTTAATTTGCACCTTAATTGCAAAGTTCAGTATTGCTTTAGCACTTACAATTGGAGTGATTTGTTTTTTTGCTCTTTCCCATGTTTTTAGGAATTCTAAAAACGATGAAGCAACAAATCTAGGGTGGGCGTACTTTTTTCTTTTTATTATAGGTATAGCTGCACAGTTTCACTAACTTAGTTTGCTTTCCGATACTCCAAGATTACTGATCTGTAAACTGCATTTTTTTCTCTACTTATATCGTCAATTATTTTTTCTCTTTCTTTAAGAGAGATGCTTTTATCTTTCCAGATAATGTTCTTTTGATGGTTTAATTTATTAAGATGAGCTTGCGCTTTATTGAACATGCTTCGAAATTGAAGCTTGCTCAACCCTTCTTCCAGTATCTCTTCCGCTGCTTCTTCATCTTGCTCCTGATTCGCGTTTACGTACTGTTTATGAAGGCTGTTTATTTCCTGTAAAGTATCGTAAAACTGCTCACCGTAATAGGTGCCGCCAACTTCACCGGTCTTAACAAATGCTCTTATAAGCGAAAGATCATCAAATTCATTTATCTTGAACTCACCTTTACCCGTGGCCGTAGCAAAACTATTACCTATAATATCGGCAGAAGTTAATACATAAGATCCTAAAGTGCCGGCGTACCCCCTCACTAAATGCTCTACACGCTGAGGGCTTACACCCAAAGCATCACCTATCGCCTTAGCACTTTCAGTGGTATACATTGAGTATCTATCTTGAGGGCGCTTGAATTGATCGGAAAAGCTATCAATAGGTCTACCGCTGAAAAAGTCGTAGTTAGCCCAAACTTCAAAGCCGGGCTTTATGATTTGAGGAAACGGGTTCATAGCAAGAGTAGAAGTTACTGCGTGCGTCATAGACCTTTCTAAGTCTTTGTTGTTTTGTTTCCCCATGGTTCGCATGAACAAACGTTCTGGTACAGTTCCAAATATCACGCCCAATTCAAAGGGTTTAGGGATTCGTATATGAGTTTCACCGTTGAAGAAATGCCAATTTGCATCCTTGTCCCAGTCGGGCAATTCTTCATAGCGCTCGTCGTCCATATTATAAAGTGCTAACGCAAGTGAGAAGCTAGCAACGTACATTCCTTTTATAGCCAATTCTTTACTAAGTACTTTTGCAAATGACTCACCCTCTCCAGCTTTTCCAGATCTGTAGAGTTTATAAAGGCCTTGCATTCTAGCGTTTAAAAATGGGATTACATCGGTCAGGAATTGCATTGCAGAGAAATTTCCTTGCAAACCAAAATCCATAAAGTCTCTAGCCTCAAACGCTGATTGCTTTTTGGATTTATTAGCTTTTAAGGAAGCGTCGTATGTAGATACTCGGTTTGCATTTTCCATAGAGTCGGAGAAGTCTCGGTATTTCTCGAAGAACTGCCCAGCCCCTTTGGGTATGCTAGCCATATATTTACTAATTGCACTTTCACTCAACCCTTTCTTTCTCAGAGCCCTTCTAATTTGCTGCGCTCCTTGTTCAGGGTCATTAGCATGAACATAGCCGCCCTGAAACGATGCTCCTGCAAACATGAGATCTATAGTGGATTGATCTTTTTTCCATGTTTTTACCGCCCCTTTTACGGAGTCTAAGCCAAAAACAAATTTATCTTTATTTATCATCCATCCATGAACACCATCCCTCAAGTAGTTTCTTATGATGAATGTAGGGGAAAGTGTAACGCCTGTCGTTAAGTAGCGCTTTGCTGCGCGACTTAATTTCATAAGTGGGTTATCGCTGCGCTTTACGTTTAATTGCATGAGCGCCCTCAACAGGGAAGGTTCCAGAACTTCATACCATTGAGTTTCACCATTTTCGTTTACACTGACATACGGCGTAGCTTTCTTAGCAAGTCTTTTCTTTGTGATGGCATCAATCTGTATTTTGTTCAGCTTCACCTTTTTCATGAAAGGTGTGCCGTCTAGATTACCAGCTACTTCTAGCATAGCTTTGTTTTTCATCGATGCGTCGATAAGCGTTGCTTGTCTTTGAAGGATATTTTGTAAAATATCTTTCGTAGATTGCTCCCCACCCTTCAACGTTTTAATTTGTGCTGAGGCATTTGCTATACCATTTGGTGATGTAGGCCCCTTGATGACTTCATTTATATCAGTTGGATCCTCTGCTCGGAAGAAAGGAACATACCACTCAGACTCAAATTTATTCATTACGTCGCTATCAAGCAATCCTGAATCGATAGCAAGCTTAAGTACAGCCGAATTTGCAGCGTTATATTCTTCTTTAACCTTGTTGAATAATTCTTCTCTACCAATGTTTAGGCTTTGTAGTTCCTCGATCTCAGATTTGTTCAGGTTATTTTCTCTACTCTGCTTCATCAACACATTGGCACGGTTACCCCCCATCCAAGCGAGCCAATCATTTAATTCACTTGAATCTAATTGACTAAAGATATCTAGCAGCCCCTTTGTGCCCTCCTTTTTTTGCACAATTCCATCACGCCACTCAGGTGAACCGTAAAACATAGTGGCGTGAATAACATCACCAACACCTTGTGCAAGCCTTGCTGAAACGTAACCTGATTTTTCAAGCGAGACGTTCTGAGCATCTTCTGCTTTTTTAATCCCATAAAGAGAGTCGAACAAACCCTCCTTAACCCGATTTTTTGCTTCGGTATAATTAACGTCCTCCCATGCTTCTTTTACTTTGCTGACAATTGACTTTGCTTCGTTTTCCTTAAGTCCCAATTTTTGCTTAGCGCTTTCCATTAACTTGTTTTCAGATTGGTTGCCTTCTTCCCCAACACGAAATGAAGTAGGCTCTGAACTCATTTCGCTGTCTACACTTGCACCTTTATCGTCAAGCATAAATCGTGGGTCACCATTTTGTGTATCGCCTTTTCTAGCCGCATTCCTAGCTTTTTTGAGTGTGTAAAATAAATCACTATCGGTAACTTTTGAAAGCCCAGGCAAACCAAGCTTGCGCAACTTATCGCGAACCATGCCTACTATCTCACGCGCTAAACGTTTAACAGATGGCTTATTGCTTTGCTGCAGGTGCGCTAGAAGTTCATCCATAAGTACGCGGTTTTTCATTTCCTGCGGCATATTGGTTTTGTCTAAACCTTTGATGTATTTTTCTAGGTTAATGCCGTGGCGTTTAGCCGTTTCGCGTAATCCTTTTAGGCCACCGTTAGCAATAAATAGTGAGTTGAGCTTTTTGGTAATGTCATCGCCAAATAGGTTTTTAATTCCTAAGTGACCATAAGCCTCATGGAAAAGCGTTGTTTCCATATCAAGTGCGCTGGTATGCTGGTCTAAAACCACATGGACTTTGCCTTTATGGAATACGCCTTTTACTTGATACTCTACGCCCTGGGCTTTTGCTGCATCTTTTATTTCTGTAGGAAGATCATCATAAGAAGAAACAACAGAAACGTAATTCTTACCCGCAGTAGTAAGCCCCTTAACGAATCGACTGACGATTTCATTTGCATTAGAACGGCTGACGGTACGCGTGTTGGTGTCACCAGTGACAGTGCCAGCAACCGAAAATAATGCAACATCACCATTGTCACTTTCTTTGCTTTCAATGGTATTAAAAAGATCATCGAAAGCCGCTTCCACTTCTGCAATTTCATCAGCCTTTATATAAGGGTATCGGCTATCATCGCGCACAAAATCTGTGGCACTTGTGACATTAGCTAAGAAATCATTGTCATAACCGTTAGCGTTCATCTTAGCTTTTACATAACTTTCAAATGCTCGCGCTGCCATTTCTAAATTGCTTGACCAATAGCCGCCGGCCTTTCCTTTATCTAATCGGCTAGAGCGTTTCGCGAAGTCCAATCCATTCAGCGTATCAACAAGGTTTTTAAATGATACGGCAACTTCGGGGCGCACACCTTCTACCCTACGCCATTCATTTTTATTAATGCCGCGCATGTCTTTAAAGCGACTCTCAGGAACGGAATAACCTCTAGGGCCAATGTAATAGGTTTCAGGGTTATGCGTAATGAAGTTGCCTTTTTCTGTGGTCGGCAATGTATCGCGTTTCTTTTGAAAATAGTTATCTAGTGCGTGGAACCATTCATGCGCAAGTGAGCCTGCGCCTTTGGTTTTGGTGAGGTTTATTACTACTTCGCCTGGCTCATAATGCGCCATAGCTTTACCGCGACCATTAGCACCAAAAGCAAAACCTAGCTTACCTTCAAGGCTCAATGCTCTAGGCGGTACGCCAGTTATGTTAGCCAAGTCCATTAGTGCGTCATACGTACCATTAAGCATGTCTTGACGCTCTTTGCCTTGCTTCACCCACTTACCAAAGGTGCCTCGCTTAATACCAAACGTATTTTGGAAGTCTTCAGCGGTAGCGTTTTTCCCATTGCGGTAATCTTCACCGGTACGAGGCTTGTTAACTTTGTTGCGAATGTCGGCTTTAGTTACATTCACTCTAGCCTTGTGCGACTCCCAAGACTCTACCAACTTGCTATTGTTGTTTTTTATGAAGTCAAAAGCTTCTTTGCTTGAATCGAATGTGGCAAGCCTTGTGTATTCTGGATCACCCTTCTTATTGATAAAGTAACTGCCCTTCCTGCCGCGCACCTCAAATTTCATCTGAGGCTTATCAACCTTTTCATCAAGGAACGGCATGATTTGCTCTGCTAAAGCTTTAGGGTCAATAGTATTAAACTCGCGGTTTCTGCCGTTAATTCGCACATAGGTTGTTGGTTTAGGAATATCTAGCTTGTCTGTTTTAGGGTTAAATTCCATGGCGTCAGGGTAAGACTGTACGCGCTCTACTTTGCCCCAGTAGTTGCGATCAAGTTCACTAAGCAATTCTACTTTTGCAAAAAAATCCTGAAGGTTTCTTTTACCACCTAATTCCTTCAGCTTTTCTTTAGTTATCTTCCCAGTAAGCAAACCATCAACTACATTGTCTTTAACTAACTGGCGATAGCTTTTTACTTTCTCTACCCAGCGTTGCTTTTTATATGACTGATTTGGCTTACGTGGTATTTCGCCACGAGCCGCAAAAGCAAATGCTGATGCAAAAGTATCGCCAACATCATCAAATTCATTTTCAGGCCATGTTTTGCTTAGCGGCTTACTGCTGATCTCTTCATCGGTAGAATTTTCATTCCAGCGAACTGATATGTTTTTTCTAGCAGTGGTTATCTTCTTGCCCCAGTCCTCTTGGTCTTTTGCCGCCGCCTCTTCTTTCTTCGGCTTAACTGGCAGGGCATAAGGCTGCTTAGATTTGCGAGGGCGCTTAGTCCACGCCTTGAAGTCTTCCACTGACGCTTCGGTAATTTCTCCTAAGCCCTTCCAATCTTTGTCATAGTTTGAAAGGTAGCCCGACTTAGCTTTTTCAGCATCATCAAAACCCATCATCACTTTGACTTCATCAAATTCACCAGTTTTCGGGTCTATCTGATCGACAATAAATACTTTCTGGCTTTCGGGATTATCGCCTATAAACACGTCAATAGAGTCACCATCAGCACCGGTAGTGCCTTTGATATCTCCATAGTGGTGCTTCATTTCTGAGGACCATTCTTTACCATCTTGGTCTTTACCTTTACGGGTAGAGCCTTTCGGGTTTTCAATGGAAATATCTAGGCCATGAAGACGGACTTTACCTTTCTTATAGTTGCCAGCTTCTTTTTGTGCTTCGGTGGGTTCGGGTAGATTATTGGTAGGAGAAGTAGCCGCAGCGTTAGCGGCTGCATCAATGACGGTTACTTGGCTTTCTGCGCCTGTTTGCCCATTTCCACCAACTGCGGGTCGTTGTCCTTCTCCCCGATCTCCTGTGCCACTTTGCCCAGTAGGTTGAGGGTCTTGGTCGAGTAAGCTTGTTTGGGCTTCTGCTTGCTGGTCTGTTTGTTCATTGGCTTCATTTGCCTTACCTAAAAGTTGTTCGGGTTTGACGGTTTCTAACTCACCACCAAACAAATCATCGCCGCCTTTTGTGTTACTGGCTAGTTCAGCGTAACGGCTTAATGCTTCTTTTACGCGTTGTCGGCTGCGCGGCTTGGTGAAGTTTTCACCACCATAGAATATACCAAGAACGACTTTTGTTGTAGGGTCAATGTCACCGGCAAACAAATCAGTTTGCGATACCATTTCACTCAGCTTCTTACCTTCAGCGCGAGAACGGCGCACCAGGTTAACCGCATCAATAACGTTTGTCGTAATATCAACATCGTCTTGCGTTGCGCCTGCTTTCTTGGCTGCTCGCATCTTGGCCCAATCGCCTGACGCGTCAAGCAATGCACCACCGATAGATTTAATGTCGTTATCAGAACTTTCAAACAAGTCGTTTACTAACTCTGCATTCTCATACGCATTAGCAATCATTGCAGCTTCTACGCGGCGGCGTCCGTCCTGTGAAAGCATACCTTGCTTGTCAATCATGCTTGCTTGTTCAGACTGGCTTACTGCGCCTTGCATAAACTTACGAACAAAATCACGGTTACTTGCTGAGGATATATCGCCGCCTTTAAAGTCTGCAATGATATTGCCAATTGCTTTAGCGTCAGCCTTTGCCGTTTCTGATGCGCTAAGTGAAAGTGTGCTGCGCTCGTTACTTTCCTTAGTGTAATCAACCAAGTCTTGATCGTTCATCTGTGTGCGGCGAATACGCGCTAGAACAGGTTTTTCAAAGCCAGATACATCATAGCCCTGTTCGATAAGTGCGCTTCGGTATTTATCCGCTTTGCCGTTTTGATACGCACGCTTTAATGCCAGGCTTCGCCCGTTACCACTTTCAACAATACCACTATCACTAATGATAGGCGCACCATCACCAGTTGTAGCACTCTCGCCCAACAAGGCAGGGTTTAAGTTATTAGCAATGCTGTTAATCTGAATTTCAGAGGAAGCACGCGTTCTATCACGTGGCTGTAGTGTTTGTGGGTAATCAGGGTTTACGCGACCATCATCAGTGTTAGAGGTAACAAGTTGATCAGCGTCCACAATAGCGTATTCGACTTCAAGCTCTCTGCCATTTGGTGTGTAAACTTTGGTGCGATTTGATTTCTTAGGTGCATCACGTTTTTGTGCTGGTTTGGTTGTGATAGTAGGTTGCGTTTGCTGCGCTACATTTTCTGGCGCCGTAACTTGTTGCTCGCCATCAGTCACCCAACCATAACCGCCATTCACTCTAATAACCTGTGGGTTCAAACCTTGCTCTTTAGCTTGGCGAAACTCTTTGGTTAATTCTGCTGCGCGGCGTCCACCAAACGGCTCACCGTTTCGTTTAACTTGAATGTCGCGCTTATCTTCAGCGTAGATAACATCATCAAAAGGCAATGCTCTATTTGATGCTTGACCAACATTGTCAGCAAACTCTTGCGCCTGCTGCATTGGCCTACCGTCTTCACCAATAATAGTATCAGCGCGATTAGGCAAGCCGCGTGGCTGTTCAAACTCGCCATCAATAATAGGTGCTTCTAATGCTGCACCAACGGGAACGGAGTTAGGTGTTTCACGATACTGCTCATATTCACCAGTGAAAGTATATGGTGTTATTTGGCCGCGATACGGGTATGCCGTATCATCATTTTTACCGTATTTCCAATTAGGTTGCGAATCACCTGCGGTTTCACCAGGTATAATTTCAATTTCGTTACCAGTTACTTCTTGGTCTTGCGCTGGTCCTATATCTGCAAATGGGTCAGGAATTACACTTTCAGCACTGGACGCACTTTGAGTTAGGTCGGTTTCTTCAATGTCGCTAAGCTCAGGTCTTTCGCCGCGGTATTTATCATAAGCCGCTTTACCAGCTTCTGTACCGGTGCGAATAGTACCGCCCACTAATGCGCCACCCACAAACGCTTCATCAAGGTTTTCAATTTCATCCAGCGATTTGCCTGAACCCCACTGCGCTAACGCTTCTTGACCAGTTTCTGTAGTACCTTCACCCAGCATGGATTGACCAACACGCTTAGCGAACTGCTTACCTTCACCACCGAACACACGCCCTATGGCGGTTTCAACACCTAAGCGCTCTAAGCCTGCTTGACCAAAGCCTGAAGCGGTTGCTCGCCACGGCTGTTTGTTATCTTCTGGCTGCGCTTCATAAGCTTCATTCGATAAACCGCCACCCATTGCAAATAGACCTGCAGGGCTCAACGCTGTTGCCATCATTGGCACTGACTGTGCGGTCATTTCACCTACATAGCTTGCAGCATCCCCAATAGAATCAATATCTTTATAGGATGCAACACTTGGCGTATAGGCTTTTTGCTCTTCAATGTTTCGCGCAATACCTTCATCTGCCCAACGAGAAAGCGAACCACCTTGACCAATGGCGCGACCTAAAGCATTGGTTTGCTCTTCTTGTGGCACACCAACATCAGTAAAGCCTTTTACAGCACGGTAGCCAAGTTCCTGCATTTTATCGATACCAGCACCAAGCGCCGGCATAATACCCGACTCGCTTTGTTGCGCATCGGGCAAGTCTGCAAACGGGTCGTTCTGGTTATCAGGAAGATCAGCAAATGGGTTGTTCGGGTCAATAGCCATTTAATACCTACAGATTACTTTGCTTAATTAGGTCTTGAGGAACGCCCATTTCTTCTAGGCGTTGAATGACAGCATTGCGATCTTTACCGCTTTGAATTGCCGCAACTGCTTGCTGTAACACTTGGGAATATTGGTTAGGGTTTGGCGCTGGATTCGGTTGAGGTGTGCCGCTTTGCCCAGTTTCATTTTGATCAGACTGCAGCAGCATGTTTCGATACTCACCGATTATATTGCTCATTTCTTCAGGTCCAGGCTTTTTCCCATAACCAGATAAGCGAGGATCTTTTTGGGCCAATTCAATTGCCATCTTTTGCAGTGTCGCGCCGCTTGGATCTTTTTGAGAGAAGTACTTTGCTCTCACAAGCTCTTCTGGCGAGATGCCGGTCATTTTAGAAAGCATAGCAACACTTTGCACTTCGGCAGGTATGCCGTTACCTCTGCCGCCCTGTGGCGCTAAATAGCGATTAGCGTTAGCCAGCATCTGATCATAAATGCCAGATGCTTTCATCATGCTAGCCAGCGAACCTGCTGCGGCCACTGTGCCAAACAGGTCTTCCCCCGTAAATACCTTATCTGGATCATCAGGGTCAATACCGCGCTGCTCACTTAAAAATGAATTATAGCCGCCACTTGGCCCATCGGTTGTAACCCATACTGGAACTTTGTAGAGTCCGTCTGGCTGCTCAACCACATCAATGATTTTAATGTTTTGTATCGTACCGCCATCACGCCCTTCCATCTTTCCTGCATTGCGATTCAGTTTTGAACTAAACAGAATATTGGCTTGCTCAATTGCTGTTTTAAAGTCTCTTTTTTCCAGCGCTTCAGCTCCTTTTATTGCTGCGTCAATACCTTTCACGTTTTGAAGTGGGCCAATGTTAGTGTCTTTAAAGATGGGGTCAGTAGCAAAGCCAACCATATCTTTTGCAGCTACGTAAGCATTAAAGCGCTCTTTTGCAACCTGATTTTTTCTATCTTCAGCCTGATAACCTCCTAACGCCTTTGCGTTTGAAAGGTTTTGGCCTGCTACCTGAGTTTGCATTCTCTTGGCATCCAGCCCTGCTTTTTGGTTGTCTAGAGAAAGACCGCGAGTCTCATCACGATATTTGTTTGCCGCTGGCAAATCGTTTACTTGGTTTTGCAATATCTGTGTATTTAGCCCTGCTGCCTCCATATTGGCATTATGACTTTCTTCAGCCATGTTCATGCGGCGGCGTTGTAAGCCAAGCTGTTCTTGTCGGTATTTCTTGGCGTCTTGCTGGTCATAGTATTGACTCATCATGCCGAAGCCTTGGCGAAAACCATCAACGATACTCATTAGAACAACTCCGATAAAAGTAAACCTGCGGCTAGACCTATGCCGCCACTAGCCAATGCTGAAGCGCCAATTGAAGCTGCACCTAGCCCCATGTTACTAGCCATAGTTGCACCAATGGTAGCGCCTGTTGCTGCACCCGTACTGGCATTTGTTTTCTTCTGAGCGCTTTCAGCTTGTTTGATATTTTCATTAGCAATGTTGCGGTTGTTTTCATCGCTTGCGCTTTTTTGGAAGCCAGACATGGCTTGTTGCTTTTTGCTAGCGCCGGTATTAATTAAGCCGTACATATTGAGCCCCTATTAGTTATCTACCATAAGGCCACGCACTGACGAGCCACCGGTAACCATATTTTGTTTCATATCTGCGTTTGCCAGTCTTGTATTATTTTTGGCGTTAGCGGTTGCGAGCGCTCTATCCATATCTGACTGACGCGTGTTGAAGCTGCGCTCCTGCGCGGTCTGCTGTGTACCGTATCGCTGAGAAGCGAGCGCCCCAGCACTAAATTGCGGGTTGGCAAATGAAGCATTGATGTTTGTGCCAATACGGGAAAGTTGCTGATCAAGTAGTTCACGCGAAGTGGAGAGATCCATCATGCGCTCTTCGTAAGGCTGGAAGCGCTCTTGATAATCGGCGTACTGGCTTCTGATTAATTGCGCATACGTTTTCGACGCGTATTCATCGTCTCTAGGGTCTATGCCGCCTAGTTGATATTGACCGCGAGCCCTAAAATCTAACTCGGTCATTACATCGTCATAGGCTCTTTTAAGGAAAGACATTATGCGCCACCGTTATTATCAATGTAATTGAGGCCGTATCGCGTACCTGCACCCACAACGGCACCGGCTAGCTGCTGGTTGTCTCGTCGGTTGTTTAACGCTATGTTGGCATCATTACCAGCCTTTCTCGCTGAGTTCGTCGCTAAATCACCATAGCCTTGAACTGCTTCAGTCTCTTGGCCTTGCCCCATTCTGACAATATTAGAAATGCCGCTTACATAGCGGTTTTGCTGACCAACCTGAGCTTGGTTCATGTTGTCGGCTTTGGTTGTCGATTTGGCTCTATCAAGCTTAGAAAGGTTGGATTTGAATGCGCTTGAAGTGGGATTTAAGCCACCGCTTACCATTGCGCGAGACGTATCACGAACAGCGGTAGAGAACTGGCTTTCAACGGGAACGGCCGCTAAGCCAGCAACTTGATTGTATTGCTGACCCGTATTCATGCGGTCAACGTCTTCCATGAAAGCATCTTCAAAAGGACGGTATTTATTTAAATAGTCCTTCCACTGCATCATTGCTACGTCAGCTTGCGCCCGTTGCTCAGGTGTTTCTTCAATTTTGTTATCGCCACCGCCACCCATGTTAGTAAACCTCTTTTTGATAAATCGTGTATTCGTTACGCTGCCCTATTCGCTCATAACCAAAACGAGCGCCTAGCTTGGCAAAGCCTTTGCGCTTGGTTTCAAAGCGAATAAAAGTCATGTTTGCTGCTCTCGCCATATCAAGAACAAGTTGGAAGTATTTGCCCACGCCTTTCTGAGCCCGATGAATACCCACCCAAACAAGCATTCCTGTTCGGGATTGATGGTCATATATGGGCTTAACTATGATTAGTGTTTCTTTGGTTGTGACAGGTACGGCACTGCCGCTCTGTATAGCTTCTTTAACCTGGGCGAGAAGTTCGGGTTCGTCGTAGCGTTTGCCAAGCGCCTTGATATCGGGATAGAAGTTTTCAGGCTGCATAAACGAAAAAACCCCGCGTAAGGCGAGGTCTGTGTCAGTATGAGAAAAATTACTTCAAAACTCGGTTTTTGTCAATTGTTCACTTTTTGACAAACGACTCTTTAACCCACTCACTGTGGGCTACAAGCTCTCTTCCTTCTTTGCCAATATCAACACCCTGATTTTCTAAATGCGCAAATGTTTTGATGATAGCGTCTAGCTGATCGCCAACTGGCATATACGCCTTTCGCCTTAACTTTAATGGATCAATCTGCTTCTGGATTTTCAATGTAACGCGTCTCTGTGTAATAGTGAGGATGAATAAGAATGACTTGATGTTGACCAGGCTGATCAACCATTAGCTCTGCGGTGCCATCATTGACGGTGTATCGCTCACCTTGCCAAAGGAGCATTGTTTTCTCAGGCAAGTTAACAACGTACTCGCCACCAACCCAACTACCCGCTGGAAATGTTTTTCGTTCCTCGATAGAGTTTGATTCAGAGTTGAAATAATGCGAGTTTAAATCAACATCAAAATGCAATACAAATCGTTGATTCTCCTCGATTTTATTATTTAAGAGCTTGGACGCTTTATATTTTATCTGGCCTGTAACTTCATCACAAAGGTAATATTTTTTATCTTTTTGCATTGGTTATTGAGCCTTGTAATTTAAAGCTATACATTTGGTTTTCAACCCTCGCTTTCGCAGAAACCCTTACCCTTATTTTTCCGCTCGGCGCACTAACTGCACCGAAAAGCGGAAGGCCATGTCCAAAGTTTTTACCCCCTACTGACTCTGCATACATATTGGGCAACGCAATAGAATCTATTTGTTGTCCGTCCTCATATACGAGCATAGTAATACTTACTGCGTCAGCGCCTGAAATATCTCCCTGCCGATAAAAAAGGACCGAGAAATTAAACATTGCCTTTATAGGGAAATCTTCTTCAAATGAATAATCTAACAACTCCGCCCAAACGTGATCAGTAAAGACAACTTCACCTTCAATGTATGTGGGAACGGTAACCGCATCGGCTTTTATTTTGAGAGTGTCAACCGTTAAGTTTCGAATGAAGGTGCCGCTCATACCGTTGGCACTCATGATCAGAGTATTGTTGTTGTCGTATAGCTCTAGGCCACGCGCTATTACTCTGCCATTATTAGTTAGTGCAAATTTGGCGTTACCTATTGAGCGATCATCCGTATCGGTTTCAACGTTGTAATAAACGGCTTCGCCGTACCAGAATGCTAGAAAGTCATCGGGCTCAATTGCAAGTGAATGATTGCCGTTCACCATCCAAAGTGCGTTACCTGTAATCTGAGCGCCCTTCAACTTCCATGCGGTCAATTCACCATTTACCAGCACTTCATTTTCAAACACAGCTGAAAACTGCACCGCTAGCGTTTCTAAAAACGCATTACCTATGACCGCCTCAGTGATAACAACACGACCATCGCGCACGCCAAATATCGCTTCCCACTCGCCATTGACGGGGTTAAATACGGCAAAATTATCGGTTGATACCATAAAGGTCGTAGTACCATCATTATCAATGAAACCTACGCCATGCTGTAAGTCTCCTACTTCGGACTGAACACCCCACTGTTTTGTGTACTCACCATTAAGATCAACACTTACCCGTATGCCTTCAGCTATCGTGTACGTATTGCCTCCATAGGTTACCCCAAATTCTGCTACTTCTTGTGCTATTGCTCCATCAGGGCCAGCCAACACTTCACTCATTTTGTTGGTAAACGCATTGGTGATCTTGCCGCTTGAATCCACTATTTCGGCTTTAAATTCTTCAACCTTCGCAGCGGTAGCAGCGTCTGCCTGTGTTTTTGTGTAGACGTTAGTGGATAGGTAAGAGAACGTGGCGTAATTCGGTGTGAGCGTTTCGCTTTCTAGCGTAGAAATAGCGCTAGCTATAGCGCCATCAGTATCAGTTTTCGTATAGTGGGCGGTGTTGATTTCGGCGGCGGTCTTGTAGTTTCCCGCTAGATACCCTGTCCGAAATGTTTCAATACCTGCTGATATTGCGCTATTTGCATCGCTTTTTGTGTAATAGTTTTGCGTAAGCTGCGAATCGGTTACAAAGTTGGGGTCAATGTAAGTCGCTCTGAATGCCTGAATATCTGCGGCAATCGCGCTGTCTGCATCGCTTTTTGTATAATAGTTTTGTTCCAACTGTGCAATTGTGGCGAAATCTTCGCGAATGACTATGCTCTCGAAATTTGTTATCGCATTTGCAATAGCCAAGTCAGCATCTTCAATGGTGTAATATTCTTGCTCTAGCTTCGCCTCTGTCACATCGGCCCTATCGCCTAATGCTTTCGCATCAGCTAGCCAGTCGTTATAGTTACGCTCTGTGGTAACAATGTGATTAAAGAGCCCATCAGTCAGGGTAAGCACATCGGCGTTTAGTTGGTTAATGGCAATCTTGCTTGCCTCAAAGCCAAAATCCGCAATTTGACTGTCTAGCCTATCAATCTGGCCGTTAAACGTCTCCTGGAAGGTTTGGAGTGTTTCTAGGCTCTCCTCCTGAAAATCATTCAAAATGGTTTCGATATCTGGCAGCGTTTCAGCGTATACACCACTAGCACCATGAACAGGACCAGCAAGACCATTGGTGTTTACAAACCGAACCCAATAATAATAGCCAGTCTCGGGCAATACGTTATCCATAAACATAGATCCAGCAACGGTAGCAACAAGCACCGCTTCACCCTCTTCCCTCGGGTCGGTCATATCGCCTAACGCATCAATGGTGTTACGCCAAATCTCTGCGTGTTCATGGCCTGCATAGTTGGGGAAATCCCATTGCACCATGATAGTGGTAAACGCCGCTGACGCTCTTACATTGACAGGTTTAGTCGGTGTTTCGGGGTCAGGGTTTACAATGCCACCACCATTCCCCCCGCCACCAATAATCGTTGTGCCGCCATTACCGGTGAATCTGCCTCGCGCATCTAATAGACCAAAATCCATTAAATCACGAACCAATACCGCTCTATCTTTAGTGTTTTTAGTTTGCCCAGTAAGAATGGCAATATTTTTAGATACAGAATCTATGTGCCTTTGCTGATCGGGCTGTGAAAATTTTGGCTTACCGCCTACGCCTAAAAACGCCTTTTTGTTATTAGCCATTCAATTCACCTGGTGACGTTGCTAATGCGATACCTTCAATTTCGTCACTTCCTGCAATTGTTATATGAAAGCGTGAGCCGCGAAAGGCAGGAAGGCGAACAACGGGATCGACACCCAGTAAAGGAATGCTGGTAAGCTGCTCACCATCGACATACAACGTTACATTTGTTGCAGCTAAGTTAGGTGAAAACACTTTCATACAAGAAAGCGTGGTGGCGTTTATGTTGAACTGCTTCGACGTCCATTCGTAGTCTAGCGCTAATCCATCATCAAACTTCACAAGCGCATCATCGACCATTAGATAGAGAATACCGCTTGCTGAATCGAAGTAGCCTGCATCTGCGTAGAAATCTAATTCAAAGAAATCGCCACGGCGCAAATCAAACACAAACCCTGCGTTACCGCTGTGAAAGCCTACATAAAACTCATTATATCGATACCCTTGCACACTGCTCGGGTCGAGCGACTTCCAATACTCTTCACTAAGTAAGTCCTTGGTGATAAGTTGCGCGCCACTTTGCGAGATAGACACAAGCCCTTCATGGCTGGCATAAATTGCGGCCTCGCCCATATCTACCATTGAGCGCTTAGACACGCATGGCAATGCAGCATCAATAACTGTCATGGTAAAGCTGTCGGGTAGCGTTCCTTGCATAATGACCGGCTTATCTTCGGTAGCGATGACCACGCCCGAACTCATTTCAGCCATTGCTACTACTTTATCTTGTAGCGTTTGACGATAAGCAAGCGGATATGCGTAAGGCAAATACGGCTCGCTAGGCACCACAGTATTGCCCACAAAGCCAATCACCACGCCATTAGACGTAGCGATAAGCCCTGTCATATTTTCAGGAGGCTTCGCATACTCTTCGGTTTCAAGCTCCGCGCCCAATTCATAAATAGATTTGGTGTCAGTGTAGGTATCGGTAGAAACTGGCAATTCATCGACTAAGAAAAACTGAGTTACATCACCTGAAGTTGCACTTCGATAAATGCGCCTGCGATTTATTTTCTGCGTACCAAAGCCGCCAGTATCTGAAAACGTAAGCGTTACGCTGTCATCTTCACAGAAGACATTTAACTCTTGCGATACGTTACTAGGCGCACTCTCTTCGCCAAAATCCGTTACGTAGGTGCAAACATAAAAGCGCGTTTCGTCATCATCGGTTTCTAAGTTGAGATAACCGCTTTCAGGCTCAGTATCGAAGTCAGCAGGATCACGGCCATTTAAGTCATTAGATTGGTCGTGATAAGTCACACTAGCACTAAATGCGTCAGGACTATCTAGCCCCAACGTATTGTTAGCAAATGGCTGGACGCCTGCACCGGTGGCAATGCTGCTATTTGTATAGCGTGGTACGCCATCGCCGGTATAGTACGCCCTGTCGTATTCATCCTCTGCAATAGGGCTATCAACCACATCAACGTCTTTAGGCCAGCTAAACCAATGCGTTCCCTTGTAAAGGAAAATGGTTTTTGCATTGTTAGCGATAGTAGGCGCTGGCGTTACAACGCTATTCCCTTTTCTCGGCGTGAGATTTCCATTTCTCACAATACAATTGCTGGCTTTCTGCGCTTGCTCAGTATTAATCAAGCGAGGGGCAAACGCGTTGTTCTGCCCCTTGAACGTTGATACGGCTAATTTCATAGAGTTGGCTCTAGTACAGGGATGATATTAACGGTGCCACCAAAGATAGGCGGGAGCTTGTAGCCTGCTTGGTTCCAAACAACAAACTGATGTTTAAGTGAACCTTTGTGGCTACTGTTCAAAATGCCTGAGTTGATATGTATGAGAAACTTACCGTCAGCCTCTTTGATGCCCGTGCCCAAGCCTAACTTAACGACATTGGTGCCTTTATTATCGACAATGCGGTATTCCGCTTGACTGAATGAATCAGGCGATAGCGCTGCATTAGACTTGCTCACCACCTCGCAGAGAATAAAGTTGTCGGTGTACTGGTAAAGTGACACCACACCAAACGACTGCACATCATCTTCAATGCCTACCTTACTCTTAATGCTGATTACACTAAGCGTAGGATCAAGCGGGTCGGCAACATCAGGAACGGCGGCAACGGTGACGGTCACTGTATCTGGCGCACTGGTTGCGCCATCATCGTCCGTCACTGTCAATTCAAAGACGAGCGTTTGAATAGTTGATTCACTCGGCGCGATAAAAGATGCTACCGCTTGGTTAGCATTGGCAAGCGCTATGGTTGGACCGCTTACTTTTCGCCATGAGTAAGAGGCAATCGTGCCATCACTGTCGCTAGAAGCTGATCCATCCAAAATACAGGTTGCACCCGCCGCAATTGATTGGTCGAATCCAGCGTTTGCTGTTGGGGGTTGGTTTGGTGCTTCTGCTGCATCCGTAGTGACTGTCTGAATCGTACTAGGTGCGGAATCACCTAAGGAATTACTTGCACGAGCATAAACGGTGTAGGTTGTTTCTGGCTCTAACCCAGTGAATGTGCCCGTTTCATTTTGCTGGTTATCAAGGAAATACTTATAGCCTGTGGCACCAGGCACTGTGCTAGATGAAACGGTAACGCTATCTGATGACTTACTAGCGCTTATCATTGGTGCTGCTGGTACAGCTATTACTTCATCAGTTGAAGAAATTACGCGAACCCCAACAAGCGACACACTTGAATTTTGCGCCTGTGTAGTTTCTAAATTAGCTTTAACAAACAGCGTGAATGCTTGGTTGAAAATCATCCCATCAGTGCTATAGACGCGCTTTTCTGCGCTTCCTTGTAGCATGTATACTTTTTTTTCCGATGGTACTAACCTGAGTCCTACTGTGTGTTTTGCTGCTGGTGCTTCATCACCTTGATCGTTAAACGAACGCCAGCTATCAGACTGACCGAAGTAGTTATCAGTGAAAACAAGTAAATCACTAGTAGCGCCTAAGCTACGCAACTGCATTTTGGTTGCGCGTGTAGGGTTGCTGGTTGTACTCGCTGCAGGCCAGAATACCTTTAGCTCTTGACTTGGGTTCGCTACGTCATCGGCAATACCAAATGCCAAATTTATGTCATCAGCACTATCTTTACCGATGAAATCAAAGTAGATATCAATGTATTCATGGTTGTATGGGTTAATTGTCGTATCGAACGTTAACAGCGCTTCATCACCGTTTGCGGGTAATGGAAGTACCGTCATGTCATTGCCAGATTCAGCTTTAAAACCCAGTGTCTGATTGGAAGTAACACCAGTACTCAGCGCTGAACCATTCGTTTGCAATGAAAGAAGTGTTGTCTTGTTTGATAGTGGTCTTGCAATTTCCCATGTATGAGGTACGTGCTCGACATATGCAGCACCTATTTCTGAGAAATCGTTAGCGTTTCTCGTCACGTAGAAAGCAAACGTGCGCCCTGCATACTCTAGCTCTGTTACGTCACCCACTTGCCGCTCGTCAAAACCACCAACCGTAGGCTCTAAAAAGAAATGCGGTGCTGAAACGGCTTCTAACTTATCATTAACCAAGATTTCAGCCATTATCGCGTTTGTAGCTTGACCTCCGGCACTTGGATTTCGCTGTGAATAAAGCGCGCGATAATACGCACCTTCTTTTTTCATGCTGTGAAATTGATATACATTGTAGAATCGTTCACCGTCAGACAGTCCCGAATACAAACCTAAATATCCGCGCATTTTTCCGTGCGTCTGAATCAACTCCCATGATTCCAAATCATTAGAGCCCCAAACCCCTTGCGACTGACCAGCTTGGTCGTTACCACCGCCGTGCAAGCCTGTAGTAATGTAGGTATATGGAATTCCGCTTACAACGTTTTTACCGACAACTTGATAGCCAACATGACCATTGCCCCCTAGCAAATTCGGGTCATAGACAATATCGGTTGTTACAACGTTGGTGAAATCTACGCCGTTAACGCTTTCCATTCGTTTAGTAGCTTGAACCTCTACTCCACCAACAGTCACACCGCCGCCATGGAAAAATGAGTAAATAACCCCGTCTTTAGTGATACGGCTTGGGGTTTCCGATTGGTTCGGGTCTGAGTAGATAGCGCCTGTTTTAGTAGCGATGTGGTCAAACACAGGCAAATTGCTGATTTCCTGCCATTCGTGCCAACTGGGGGCATGCGTTAAATCATATTGTCCAGTTTCTTCATATACACGCAGTAGAATAGCGCCAGTGCCATTGGCGTGGTCAGAGCTACTTTCAGCGACAACGGGATATTGCTCGTGAGGCCAGTTAGGCCAGTCCTTTGTCTCATACAAGCGTATCCAATACTCGCGGTCTGTAACGTTAGCACTGTGATTATCAAATATCTTACCGGCCTTAGTGTACTGGCGAGCGAAACCTTCGATATTGTGCATCGTTAAAGCAGGTAAAGGATCGTCAGGTCCAGTTTCGCCACCTGTTCCACCACCACTCGCCACGTTATCGTATGCAACTGCCATGACCGCGTAGGTCTGCTCTGATATTCGGACATGAGTTGTTTGGAATGTGTTAAGGGCAGGGTCAGTTACGATGGCGCCAGTTATTTCTTGGCCATTGACTGACGGTGTTAGGGTGTCTCCTGCAATCGAAACACGCAGCGTTGCAACAGTGCCATTACCTTGAACAGTCGTATCCACCTCTGTGAAAATAGTGTTTACACCATTGATTCGCTTAACAAACCTAACTGCGCCATCGCTGGCTCGCCATTGCAACAACCAGTTATTGTCATCATCCTGATAACGAAACCGCAGACTGGCGTATGTTGTGTTACTAGCGTCTCTGGCTCTCAGTGTCGCTTCAAAGTATCCCTCTGTGAAATCCGCTGGAACACCAAGAACATTAAGTCCTGATGTGGATGTAGGTGTTAACCCTGAGTTGTTGCCAAAATTTTGCCAGCCACCCTCAACGGTAGAGTACCCTTGCGGTAACGGTGAACCGCTTTCCTGATCGCTGAAACTGTGTACTGTCTCTGCCATTGCTTGTTCTCGCTATACTGTAATTGAAATTGTGTTAGACCAAGCGCCAACAAGCGCACCGTTGTAACAACGGCATCTGATCTGGTATGTGCCTGAAGAAAGTGAAAATGAACGTTTAAAAGCTCCGATGACACCAGGAAGTTCAACATCAGGGAAGTTCAAACCGTACCAGCTAGCACCGCCTGAGCTTTTGTATTGAAACTCCATGTCTGTCATTGCAAAACGGTTAAGGTCGTCAAGAGTCGGGTAGGTTTTTAGCACTTCGATAGCGCCTCTTTTCCCTTGTAGCGTTCCACGACCTTCATAGAAGTAACTATTATCTTTTTTCTGATTATCGAGTTGAGGCACATTGACGCAGCGTATGCCATCAATACTGCAGTTCCATATTTCAATAATTGCAGGGCTATGCTGCACAGAGAATACTTCGCGCGTGCCGTAGGACTGAGAAAACGCAATGTTAGCCATTAACGCTTTACCATGCTTATGTGTTCTGACCATCTTGCAGGCACCTTGGTAATACGCGTTGTTAACCTCCGTGTTTTTCTTAAGGTCGGTTACAGCGTCTGAGCCATTACGCAAATCAGCATTGTAGATATGGGCGCTATACAAGTAGCTTTCTTCGCCCGAGTAAGCGCCGTTCACCACGATTGGGTCAGAATTACCGAATTGCGCCTGATAGTTCGCAAAGTTACTTTCTAGGCCTAAGTCGATGCTGAGGTTGCCGAGTTGCTGAATTTGGGCGTAAGGGTTGTATAAATCTACCTGTATGCCGACTTGCCATGTATCACTTTGGCCTACATAGCCACCAGTGCATTTAAAACCATCGACTTCAACAGACACTGAACCGTAGAGGCTTATGCCTTTACGTTTACCTTCCGACCAAACGTTTTCAAACAAGTAACGTTTTGAGGCGTCTTTGCGGTAGTAGCCTGATTGCGCATCATGATCAAGTTGCTGGTTTTGGACGTGGATGTCTGCGGTATACCGAAATTTAAGTCTATCTACTGGCGGTAGCTTCCAATGCAAGTCAACTGTCGCTCCAGAAACTGAGCCAGCAAGGGTAGGCACTGCTGGTGTTTCCGTTCTTAGGAGCTTACGCACATAGATATTCTGAACGTTGCCTTTGTAGCCACTAGCCGTAATTTGAACCTGTGTTGCATTGGCTGGCGCACGGATAAGCCATACCTCTGTTCCTTCAATGCTGTGGCTATATTGGCCTAATTCGCTACCGATTTTAGGGGTGACCGAGCCACTAAGCTTATCTACTAGCTTTAGTGATACTTGGTAAACTTCATCGGCTTCAAAGTTGTAGTTTGCCGTTAGTGGATTGCTTGTACCATTCGCGTAGTAATTGCCACCACTCTTAGACCATCCCGAACCGCTAAAACCATCAGGCTGCACAACTTTCGCACCAACTTCAGGCGAAGGCAGTATTTCAAAAGTATGCATGTAGATAAGTGTTTCAGTTGAATACCTGAAATAATCAGTACCTATTTCACCCGGGTCTAAATGCAGCCACGCTTCAGCTGGAATGTAACGCAGTGACCCATCAGGCGTGGGAGCTATTCTTGCCCCACTAGGAAGCGTGATCACATTTTCAAACGGGCGTTCTGATCCTTGCACTGCAATCGCATCAGCCATCGCAGGAATATGCATGTACGGGAGAGAAAGTGCTTTGTTCGCGTATACGGGTATAACATTGGGTGTCACAGTAGCTTTAACGCCACGCCAAGACTCGCCTTCTGTAAGCTCAATTGTTTCGTTGTATAGAACCCCATTTAGCGTTACGTTGTTAAGCCTCACGGTACAGGCTCCAAGAGCCGATAGAAACGGTAACGGCAAGTGCGCGCGATAATCTCCACCGTTAATGGTTACAGTGGCATTGGGGCCAATAACAACTACACCTAACCCGCCTGTCTCATCTAGGTTGCAACCGCAGTTATTCAGTTCACCATCTTTATGGAAGTAATAAGCAAAGCTCTGTCCAGCCAACTGCCGCGTCCAGCTAACCATGCAGTCACGCGCGGTAGACTCTTCCAAGAACTCAATACCAGCGCCATCATGGTCTGAAATAAGCCCCTTTACATCGACTTCACAGCCGAACTTGAACCCGTTGCCACTAAAGCCTTTGGTTTCCACATAGCGCACAACGGCGTTATCGCCTTGCTCTAACTCTAAACCGTGCAGTAACGTTTCATTTTCACTGAACTCATGGTTTTCATTAGTAATTGTGCCGCCTATCACTTCCATTTCGGAGTGACCAGCACGAATCACAATACCAATATCGCCCTTTCCGCTTATTTCAAAGTCTTGAGTTGACACCTTGCTAGAGCTAAAAGGGATATCGAGTGCTTTGAAAAACGTGTTAATGAACGTGAGCTTGCGTAATATCCAATCAAACATAGCGTAGCCCTGCGTGTTGATGAGCGGCGTATTGATGAGCAATGCGCCATGCACCTCGCCGCCTCGGTTATCTTTACTGAGCTTTAATACAGGATCGGAGTCTTTGACTTTTAAACCGTAAAATCGGTGGTAGTTAGCGCCAAGCACGATAAAGTCACCTGACACTTTTTGCATGAATGGGCTGTGATTAAATAAATTTTCGTCAATCTCACGCTCACCCACTTGAAGACCAAAGTAGAATGATAGTGGATTCCCATCTCGCCCTTTTGGAATGTCAAATGTCCACGGCAATGTTCTCGGCGTCCAGTCACGTACATTATTAGAAGCGGAAGCAATAAAGAAATTATCACCGGGGTCAATTCGATAGTCGGGGTTATCTTCTTCACTTGTAGAAAATACACGTCTGTAAATCGACTCAAGCTCTTGCGCTGGGTTGCACTCTGCCCACTCTTGCCCGTCAGTCCAGCCATTGGCTGAAGATAAATTGATATCAAAGAGCCTATCCATAGTGCGGGATTCTCATTTTTATTGACTCAACAGTGATAGCACCAGTCACTTTTGAACCAGCGCGTTTAAAATAGATGCGTTCGTCAGTAATGAACCTTCCAGAACCTGCGTAGTACATTCGGTTTGGGTCACGATTTGAAACAGTCAGAGCTAGTGTGTTGTTGAGATATTCAGCGACTAACACTACTTCAAATTGAAAATCGTCGTAGGAGTCACTAAAGAACCTGAGAGCATCACTGCCGCTCGTAGCGTCAGTAACAGTAAATTTGCGAGGGTTGCTGGCATCCTGCGCCCAGCTTGGACCAATCTCATCAAGCGTATCGGGGAACATATCTTCGCTGTACCAATAGCCATCAGCCTTTTGATAGAACGCTCTGAAGGGTGAACGCAAAGTGCCAAATGCAGTATCAAACTTGGCGTTTAATGAGCCAACATCAGACTGGTTTACATCGAACTTGTGCCATCCGCTATCTAGTTCGATGTACTCAATGATTCCCTCGAAGTACTCGCTGTTGAACTCACCAATTTTATAAAGGTTCGTTACGCTGGTTTCGTACTCATGCCATTGGTGATTAGCCAGCGTGGGGTTGTTGGGCAACCCTAAACCGCCCGTTCCCATCGGGTAGACACGCATTTTGATATTGCCGGTGTACGAACTGTTATTATTGAAGCGCAGTATCAAACCACGATAAAAAATTGGGAACGACCGACTGGCAATAGTGGTAGGAATAGTGAACCATCTATCTGTCAGTGCTACATGAACCTCGCCGCGCACGTCATCAAACTGAATCATGCGTCTGTTGTTTGGTGAAGCTGTAGGCCTTACCTCGGTGCTTTTCAAAGTAGGGTAGTCAGTCAGTATTTGACTAATACTCGGCTCGCGTTTTATAGGTGGGCTAAGTGATAGAGACTTCTTATCTCGTGTTATGGCTTCTGGCAGCTGTTCAACTTCCAAAGATCCGGCCACCTCTTGAAAGTTAGGCCATCGTTTAGCGGTCTCTGGCAATACAGCCAAAATATCGCCGGTCACTTCCTCAAAGCTCGGCCAACGTTTAGCAAAATCAGCAAGCAAGCTGTTTATGTCACCACTTACCTCACTGAATGAAGGCCACCGCTTTGCAGTATCTGGAAGTATTTGCGCTACATCGCCAGTCACCTCTTGGAAGCTAGGCCATCTTGTAGCAGTGGCTGGAATGTCACCCTGAATGTCATTCCATGTTACTTGTGCGCTTCCTCCATCCTCGCTACCTAGCGTGTTCCATAACTCAGCATTGGCGGCTGTAGTGGCAATACGATAGCGAACTTTTGACGTACTAAGCTCAATGATTTTCTGATAGAAAATCGCTTCACTTTTATTGGTGATAACAAGCTTTATGCCAGAGCCAAAGCCAGGGGGCTGGTGAGCAATTGATAATGGGCGAGTATAGAAAATGCCTGCAGGAAAGTCATTTAGGTCTAGCGCTTGGCTTTCTTTGGCAACTGGGAAGCCAAAGTCTTCAATATTAACAGGGCCATCAACTAGGTTATTAAGACCGGTTGGCGTAATGACTAATACCTTATCGCCGCGAATGTCGGTGATTTGGTGGTAATTTGCATCAGAAGCAAACCACTCTGTCATTTCTCTTTCGCGTTCGTGCCATCGTTGCTGAAGACTGACAACATCAGAAGCTATTTGCGCATCGGTTGAGGCTGCAAAGTTTCGCACTATAGCATAGCTAACGGAGGCAACGCTTTGGCCTTGATACTTAGCACCAGTAACCAAGTTTCTAATGCGTAGCTGCGTTTCGGTATCGACTTGGTAAATTTCAAAGAACTCTTTACCGTCAAGCGAAAACAAATCACCCAAACGCGCATTGGCAACGCTTTGAAAGAGCGTGCCATTACCTGTCACGATGTTTGAATTACTGTTGAGTGTTATCGTGCCAGTTTTATAAATGCCGGTCATAGGAAGCTAGGAATTTCCAGTTTCATGTTGTTAGGCATGTTGCCAAGTCTGATTTCTTCAGCTTTCTTGTTTTTCGCTTCAAGGAAGAGGTTTTCGTAATACGGCACTTCTTCAGGTGAAAACCATTCAGTGCCAGGGTGTTTTTTGAGAATAGCTAGCGCTCCCCATCGAAAAGCTTCAGCGTTATCGTCAAACACTGCTCTATCAATAATGGGCGCTTGAAAGGTTGGACGAACCGCAATGGTTACCGTTAACTCTTCATCTTTATTAGGAACGGGAAAGAGTTTGATTGTGCGATCAAAGGTGCCGATGTAGTGACTAGGCTTGCCGCTGTATGTGTCGCGATTGTCTTTTTGCATCTGCGTAAGCACATCACTATCACAGCGCTTTACTTCAAGTATCGATACAACTTCGGTGTGTGCGTCATACGGCTCTATTTTGTACTTCGCTTCGCCTTCAATTACACAAATCTCTATCTCGCGCTGATAGGCAAACACGTGACGTAAAAAGTCACGTGCTGCCTCGCGGATAGCATTAGCCGCTGTGAACGCTGGCACATTGGGTGTGTAAGGCGCTACAAGCGTGGATAAGCTATCAAAAGTTACCATTTACATGCGCTCTTCAGGGTTAGCCGCTTTATCTACACCAGATTTATTACCTAGTGCACGCTCGAAAATGCTGTAATGCGAGGCTGCGCGTTGTGCGTTAGCTGCGTAATCTGCATCTTTCGAGTAAGCTGAATAAAGCATGTACTCTTTGATTGCATTGAAATAGCAATCATCAATACTGATAGTGGTGGTGTCGTTCTCAAAATCAGTAATATTGACCGCTTGTGGTGCTACCGAGTAAACAATCTGAATATCCTTAGCCTGTGACGGTTGAGGGTAAACATAAATTGTCTTCGGGTCGCGCTCATCAAATGCCCAACTTGCTACGCGATCACCTGGCGTGTTGTGCCAATTAGGTATTTGATCGTCCAATATGCGGCGCTTAGTGCTTCTAATCGGCTGGCCTGAATTTACATCGTAAACAACGTCCATCCAGCGAAGACCATCACTAGGCAAGGTTTGCTTTGACTCGCCTGCTACCAGCGTGAACGCAACGTTCTTAGTGCTAGCATCAGGACGAAGGTTCACCACTGCCAATACAGCATTGTTATAGGCGTTTAGTAGTTCAGGATTAGGCCAGCGTGTACTTGTATTATCTACAAGCGTTGCTCGCACTTGCGCAATTGCATCAATAACTTTACGTGTTGCCATTGGTGAACCTCGCTCTTACGCTTCTTTGGCTTTAGCGGCTTCAGCTTTTACAGCATCGTCGTAGTCTTTTTTAGTGGCCTTGATCATGCCGAACTTGCCTTTGCGCCACTGCTTCACAAGGTAAGGTGTTGCTTTGAAGACACGACCAGATTTAGCTTGAAGATAATCAGGTGCTTCAGCGGTAGCGTTGTCTTGTAAATCTACTGCGCCTTCAGTCGTTGGTTTTGCTTGTGCCATTTTCTAGGCTCCTTAAACGAAAAAGCCCCCAATTAAGGGGGCGAAAGGGTTTACGTTATGCGCGGGAATTAACCCAGGCGCATTACACTGTGACCAAGTTGCTCAGGTAGCAACACATCAAAACCGTACACAAACAGTGAACGAACCAAGTCACCGAAATCTTTCGGGTTCTTTAGTTTTTCCATTTCAGTGATTTGTGCGGCAAACGATAGCGCTGACTTGTGACCAAACAACACATCATACGCGCCACTAGTAACGTTCAAGTTACGTGAAGAGTAAATGTGAAGACGGTCAATCATGCCGATTTTGCCCGAGCGAAGAGTAGAGTTACCGTCACCGGTTAAGCTCGCGTCTTTCAGTTCTGACGTTTTGATGCGTGCACACATTGAAGGAGGAAGAACCACGTAACGGTCTTCATCTGGCGTGTCCGTTTCATCAAGACATACACCAAAGCGCTCAACAAGCACGTCAATGATATTGTCTTTTGTAACGTCAATAGGCGCAGCTGCGGTACCCAAGTTCAATGAGCCTGAATCTTTACCCGCGTTTGCGCCAGCATTTACCGCCGCAGCACCGGCGTAGATAGAGCCCAATACGTTAGCATCAACACGGCGTTTCATTTTCATGCCGCCATCTTGTGAGAACGTATCCATCAGATTGATATCTGCTTGGTACTTATCAACGCTGTTTACTTTGAACGCGAAATAGTGGCCTTGGTCGATAGTTAACGACACAGGCGCACTTTCTGGCTGCTCGTAGTTCAGGTCTTGACCTTTCTCATAGTCGTTGATAGTGATATCAGGAATGGTGCGGATTTGAACCTTGTCACCATGCGATTTGATTTCACCTTCGTAGTCAGTGTTTGCAATTTCCATGTAAACACAGTTTTCGTAATACTTGGTCAGTAACTTCGTAGACCAAATTTCAGGGATAAAGCTAGAGTTGTTGTTAGCGCCAGTGTTTGAATAGTTGACTGCGCCACTTGCTACAGGATAACCCATTTTTAATTACTCCAAAAAACCGCTAGCCGAGGTATGTACCTTGTTGCATCGCGGAAAATAGTTGTTGCTCCCACTTCTGAAACTCTGCATCAGTCAATTTGCCAGCGCGTCTGTCAGCATATAGCTTATCCATCTGCGCTTTGGTCCATACGTTGTCATCCCCTGCGGCGTCACTCGGTGCGCGGCTGGTTACATCAACATGGCTTGATAATGGGTTGTTATTGAAGTTGGAACCCTCTTGGGCTTTAAAGGCTTTGAAAAAGTATGCGGTGCGATTGATATCGCCTCGCTGGAACGCGTTATTCATCAGCGTATTGCGTTGCTCGCCGCTTGCGTCATCGATGGCAGATAGCCAGTCATGGAACATTGGATCAGTATTGACCTGCTCAAAATCAATGTTGTGCTTACTCAACTCTGCATTTAACTCACGCATACGCATGTTGCCTGCGGTTTCTGAGGTGGTTTGCTCAGTTCGCTCTAACTTTGATTGAAGCGTGTTGATCTGCTGAGTTAATCGATTGATTAGCTCACTTGTTCCCGCACTTGACTGCTCTGCTACTGCTTGCGCGAAGTCTTCGCCGTACTCGTCAACCAATTTTTGATTAAGCTTTAATTCGCCGCTTGATTGGCTCGCCTGTTGCTGTTGCTCTAATTGTTGCTTCAGTTGCGAGTTTTCAGACTCTAAGGCCTGTAAACGGTGTTGCAAGCTTGGGTCTTGGCTGCGCTTTTGAGCCTCTTGAAGCTGCTCATTAAGCTTTTTGGTGTCGGCGTTGTACTTGCCTTGCAATACTCGATATTTATGCTCCCACGTTTGCTCAGAGTCCGATTGCTGCTGCTGTTGCGGCGGCTCGGGTGTTCTGGCCTCTTGTGGTTTCTGCTGCTCTTGCGCTTGCGGCTGCGTGATGGGTTTCTCAGTGTTCCCATTTTCGGGAGTTGATTGACCTTCGCTTTGCTTGCGAATTAGCTCGTTTGCTCTTTCATTTGCGTCTTGCAGTGCCTGTGGTAAAGCCATTGTGTCTTATCCTCGGTGAGTCAGTATCTTCGGGAGCCTTGCGGTATTCCCACTGGTGTTCACTTTCGTTTAGGTATAAAAAAAGGCCGCTGGATAGCGACCTTATGATTTGCCCGTTAAGGCGTGGTTGGTATTACTGTTCAATCCGAGCCAGTGTGGTCTTCGGGTCTTCGAGTAATTCCAATAATTCTTCTAATGTGTAAATAGCGCCTTGGCTTTTAAACATTTCTTGTGTGTTCACTGCGCTTTTTAGCGCTTCAACGTTCTGCTCTACCAACATAGTGATAATGTCTTGAATGTTGTTGTAGTGCTCTGTGTGAACGTTCTTTAAATAAATAAGCGACTTTAATTGCGGTACCGTTAGATTGGTTATCATTGCGGCACCTGCCCTTGTGCTGCCGCCTGCTGCTGAACGGCTGCCATTTCTTGCATTAGCTTTTGTCTAAGCTCGTCTTCAGTAGGAACGAAACGCGCTGCAGGTAAGTCGGCGGCTTTGGCTGCACTTTCAAGTAATACCCTGCGACCTTCAGGACCAATGATTTGCATGTCAGTTGGGTTGTTAGTCGTAGCAAGGAACTCAGCTTGTCGCATTGCGGTGGCCTCTTTGTGCATCAGTGCATCAGAGCCACGTGCTTTAACTTGCGCATCGCCTTTAATGTCTTCAGGTACATCAGGGTCAATCATGGCGCTTGTGTAGAGGTTAGAAACAAGCGGCTCAATCACGTGAATATCTACCGATCGCACCACTTCTTTCATAGATTTACTGGCTGCGTTCATCAGCATAGATAAACCAGAGGCGGTTTTGCCTGCGCCAGCTGCTTGGTCTGAACCATACGCATAAGCAGGAATACCACTTTTATCATCGGCGTAGCGTTCAAACTTCTCGTACACACTAAGCAATTCATTGGCTTTGATTTCAGGACTAAAGAAGTTGATACCAGGCTTGCTTTGCCCTGCGCCGTTTACGCCTTTGCTGCTAAACTGCCAAATCTTCCCTGGGTAAATGCTGGTTATGTTCGCGCCCTGCGGTATCTGCGCTAAATCGATGGAAACTTGTGGTTGTGCACCAATTGCCATGTTGTTGATAAGCGCTCGCATGGTCGCATTTGCCGCGTCTTGAATGTCTTCAATGATTTCGGCTAGTGCTTCACCACAAAAAGAGTTAGGTATGCTGCGGAAAGTCGATTTGTAATAACCAGGCTTGCCGTTAGGGTCAGGGTTAACCGATGCCTTGATGGTGTAGTTACCCACAACCACTACAGTTACTGGGTATTCTGCGTAAGGGTCGGTAATCTGTTGTTCAATGCCCCATTCGATCAATTGCTTACCCTGAATCCATCCAGTGAACTCTAGGCCATCGATGTTTTCATACTGATGATGATTGAAGTTGCGCTTACCTTCTAGGCGCTCACGCTCTGAGTCTTCAAATACCCACTGACGTAAGCCTAAACGATGGTCGTTCAATGCCATGGCAATGTTCTGGCTGTTGTAGCCTTTAGAGCCTCGCATTGATGCGAGTGTTGAAGGCGTGAAGCGCACGTGTTCAATATGCCAGTGGTCACCGATATTGGTTGTAGATGGCGAAGGATAGAAGTCAAACGGGCTTACGCGTCTAAATTTACGAACAAGTTTATCTTCTATCTTTGGTACGTGTCTGCCGGTCTGTTTATCCTGCACCCATTTAACACGCTTCTGCTTGCGATAAATCGGGCCCTTTAGAATTGCAAACGGGTACGTTACCAAGTCATCTAAGAACGCATCGAACTCGCCACGGAAATCACCTTCGACCATCATATCTTCGATATACTCGGCCATCTTTTCCATACGCGCTTCAGCTTCTTCGTTTATCTCCGATTTAATGCGCTCTTCATGCTGCTTTAGAACTTGCTCAGTCATCGCCATGACTTCTTGTTGGCTTCCTGCGGTCATCATTGCGTTTTGAATGGCAATAGAAATCATGCTCTGTGCAATTTCTGGTGGCAATTCAGGTACTGGCGTTGCTTCGATGTGAAAAGGACGGTCATTACTGGACGCAAACAAGTCACTTAACCATGCTTTTGCAGCATGAATCTTTGTGCCGGTGAGGTTCATGTATATTTCACTGCCGCCTTGCTTTCTAATATCTGACAGTTTTTGAGGGCTGTACTCGCCTTTGCGTCTGCGTAGGCAATTAGTAAGCCTGTCAGCAATATCAACCTTGTGACTTTTCGCTGTAGTCCAGCATTTGTGAACGTGCGCGGCTAAGTTATCTACAATGCGTGGCTGTGTTGCTTCGCGTTCAGCTTCAATCTTAGCGTTCTTCGCTGCTTCATCTTCTCTTTGTAGCTGTTCCGCGTTTTTAACTACCAGCATTATGCCCAACCTCCTGAGCTTTGAACTTGTACTTCTGCAAAGCCTGTGTGAAATGATTCGTTCATGCGATCTCTAATCTCGTTTAGCGCAACGGCAAATGTTCTAAATGCGTCTGAAGGGTGACTGGCTTCATCGTGTACCGGTTGTGACTTCCACACGCCGTGCTTGTCATCCCAGTCTTTTCGATAAGCTGACAAGCCAGAGAAGCCTTTTTCTGTCTTCGCTTCATCAAACCAGCAAAGTGGTAAGACGCCGCGAACCGCTTCAATACCATCAGCAATGGATAATTTAGGCGCCGTAATAAAATCAATACCGAGCGATTGTGCGGTTTCAAGTCGAGATTTACCGGTGCCAAGCTCTCTAACCGCAATATCATGCGGCGCTACGTGAAATCCGTAGCTGTAATGGTGCTTCTCCCTCAGTTCATCCAGCACACGCTTGTAAAACGCGAGTCCTTCACCTGAGTTTTGATAGTAATTGATGATGCGATACTCACGCCCGACCTGTTGGATAAACCAAATACTCATTGTGTCGGACATGCCCAAATCCCAAAACGTGTGAACCAAAGCACTTGGCTCAAACGGCACGCTGGTTAATCGGCCTGTTGCGTAAATTTCGTTTATCTGGCGATGGTAGTAGGCACCTTCAATGGACTGCTCAAACGCCTCTTCAGGTGTTGCAGGATATTCACGGCGAATATCTGAGCCCAGTGACTTTTCTTTTGAGGTGTACCACGCCAATTGCCCATTGGTTAGGCGTATTGCGTACTTTTGCTCTAACTTGTAGCTGTATTCAAGCAATCTATCAGGAACGACAACGTTATCATCGTCCAGTGTGTAATCAGGGTTTTCATGCCAAGGGAAGAAGAATAACTCCCAATCCATTTGACCAGGCTTCATGCCTTTACGCTGCCGGTTTAATGCTTCTTGGCAGTAGTCGTAGAAATAACCCTGTTTACCTTCGGCGGTTGACTCGATGGTAATAACACAATCTTTCGCTACCGCTTCAAAAGCACCGGTCACAATCTCTTTTGCTTTGTGCGGGTACTTGGCGCAAATCTTTCCGAACTCACTGATGTGCAAGTAAGTGAGCGTACCACCACGGAATGAAGTACCTACCGCGATAGATGAACCGTTTTTAAATACCAGCTCACCCGCTCTTGCGATGGTCGCTGGCATCATCCTTTGCAGCGTTGGCGGCAATGCGTTGTACGCAAACTCTATCTTTTCACGGAAGAGCCTAATTGAGTCATCGCGACTATGCGTGATCACGGCGCACTTTGTGTTGTTGTTGAACAAACACGCGTCCAACATAAATATCATTGTGAAAGTAGTGAAGCCTAACTGCCTCGCTTTCAGAATGATATTTCGATAGTGCATGCCCTCGAAGAACGTCATTTGCGCTTCGTTGAGCTTGAACTTAATTTTCTTACCGTTTTTGTCGGTAATGAAGTACAGGTTATTGATGCGCCAACGCCAATCACTGAGGTTGGCTTTTAATTCTTCCTCAGTCATTTTGCATCAATATCCACAATTCAAGATATATACCCCGTATATTTTTAATAAAACGGAATACTTATTTAATTACTTTGCATGTTTAGGCAAAACAGCGCGTGTTTCACCGTTGCTTTCAGAGATTTCAGCAATAAGGTTGTTAACGGTTAACTCGCCTTCTACTTCGCGCTTCTCTTTGAACGCCTGTACGTCAATATGCTTACCTAGCAACTCTAGGTTCTTCACTTTGTCAGGCCATTTGATTTTACGTAGGACGGTTTCTACTTCGCCCATCATTAACTCTTGAATATCCAAGCCCGAAATTGTTCTACGCCACGACTTAGGCCACTGCGTAATGGGCTTGATATGACCGCCATCATCCAAAATATCAACAACGTCCATTTCATCAATTTCAATAAGACGCTTAAGCACATAATCAGCATTGACTTCGTTCTTTTCGAGCCGTTTGTTTTGCGCTTTTGATATGGCATCTTGAATAATAGGTTTTCTGAGGTTCTCGTTACCTGTCTCGCAAGCAGTTTTTTTACTGTAGCCAGCCCGTATAGCTGCCTGAGTTGCGTTTAAGTCAATAAGGTATTCACTGACAAACAACTCTTGTTTTTTTGTCAGCTTCTTAGTGGACATTGTTTGTTTCTCTATGCAGTTAAAGGAACTACCCCACTTAGTGAGCGCTGCCCATCGTGGGGCGCTCCGCGCTCAAAGGTGTAGGAAGTGAAGTTGTTGAGTTTTAGCCAGGCTTTGATAGCTACTCTTACTTTGAATGAGTAGTTACCGTAAGCGTTGGTGAGTCTTGCTTTGCCTTGGCCGTTATGTGAAACGTTGACAGTAAAAAGGCGCTTTGCTCGTTGTGGGCTGTATACCCTGAGCGTAGCGCCTGTTAATTCGGATTCGACTACGTAACCATCCGTTGAAGTAACGGTGGTGAATGCCACGTTTAGTCCTCTGCGTTGTTCGCCATTGTTTTAAGCGTGATTTCGTGAAGCTCTTGCTTTCTTCGCTCGTCTGCCAGTTTGTATTTGTCGTCACGTTTCTTGAAGTAGTAGTTCAGACATAGACCGGCTATACCTACCAACATGCCGATTAAGATACCGAACTCTTGTGAAGTGAGTATTCCCCAAAACGCTGAGATACCGCCTCCAATATAGGTAGCTATTGATGATTTATCGGCCATTTCTTGATTGTATTCTTGTTGGTAGTGAGTGTTCATGCTGTTGTCCTTTTCGTGGTTTCAACAACATGGTTATTCAAATTTTGTTCCATTGGGAATTAGACAAAGGGTTATTTTTTGCTCTGAAACGCCAATACGTTGCGCTTTCCGATTTCCCTTAGACCCGCGTAAGTAAAGGGTAAAGTAAGGAATGCGGTTAGTATCAGCAAGTCGGGTGAGTCAGTAAACAACCCGTAATAGATACCAGCAAATAAAGAAAGTGTAGCGTGTGAAGGTCTTACGTACTTAACGCCACCTTCTGCATTATCGCCATTGCGAATGGTTTGCTGTGTCTCTGAATGGCTACGCTGTTTATCTTGAAGTTCTAGCGCCATTACAGATTCAAGGTGCCTGTTTACTTCAGCTTCACGCGCTGCGGCGATTTCTTCAAGTCTAACCAAAGCATTAGGGTCGCTTTGCAGTGTCGCTAACGCTTGGTCGGGGTCTGTCGTTCCCGTTGCCTGAGCAACCATCGAAGCCCCAGCACTGACCGCGCCCACTACATTGCCCGTTAATAGCGAACCAACTAAACCGGCTACGCCTTTTTGATTTTGCTTTAGAAAGCTTCCTACATCTGACCAATTCACTTTGCCACCTCTGGTTCGCCGATTAACAATGCCCATGCCTTGTAGTTTTTTGCGTCTTCAATTTTGCTCTCAGTAAAATCAGCAAAATGCATGAAATCACCAGTCACGGGGCAAAAGAAAGCATGAACCAAGTGATAACCATCACAAGCACTGTATAATAAGCACTCTGGCTGGAATTCATTGCTTTGTAGCGTTGGCGTTTCTTCCATAGGCTTGAAATCTAGTTTCATATCGATACCTATGGCTTGTACAATTCAAAGTGTGGCAGGTCGCGGAAACGCTCGTCACGGCTTCTACCGTCCATATCCCAATCACCACCCCATCGAAGTAGGTGTGTGATCTTTCCCTCTTTGTATAACTGGCGAGCAATACACATCACATGACCAGCGAATACAGCAAAAGCGAGTTCGTCTTTCCAGTCTGTGTTACTTAATTCTACGAAGTAAGGGCCAGCGTCAACGGCAAGTGAAGGGGTTTTGTTGTGTTTGGAGTGAGGCCACTTTAATTGGCTGAGACCATCGGCAAATGCTTTGTTCTGTTCTTCTTTACCGCGGTGGCCGCAAAAGATAGACGCATTAATATACTTCTTCACCTCGTCGAATATCGTTTGAATATCAACATGGCACGTATCAAGACGCGCTTGTGAAGTTTTGCCGTAGGGGAACATAAATTTCAGCCATAAAAAAAGCCCCGACTGGTTAGGTCAGGGCTTCAAGTGAAATAGTGCTAGTATGGGGATATATTAAGCAAAGCTCGTCAGTGAGTCAACTACTGTTTTATAGGCTTTCAACTCCCAATATACAAAGGTGGCGCAGGCTCTTTCATTGCCTTATCTATCGCCTTGTCTCTTGCAATTTTACGAACACCTAAATAATACTTCACCATTTCTTCTAGTGCCTGGGCGTAAGACAACTTATCTTCCGCCAAATGGCGAACTAATTCGTGAAACTCATAGTCATCACGATAAGCTTCAAAAAGTTGCTGCGGCATCTGAGATATTAAATCGCGCAGCGCATCTGGCTCTCTTGCTGGTATACCTTTACCCATGACCACCTCCAAATAAAAACCCAACTACTGCGGCAATTATCATAGCCCACATAACGATATTAAGCGCCGATTGCGTGCCATCCCTGTACCCATTTCGGTAGTCTTCGCTAGTGCTTCGCATGTAATCTTTGTCGTAGTTTCTTTTCATAGCTTTTCTAACCCAATCTCTTCAGCGCTTACCGCGCTACTTAAACCAATTGCGCCCCACTGATTACTGAATGGTGACCATAGTTGCCATGAACCATAGCAACACCTGTAGTAACAGCCCGTCCATAATTTATGGGTAGCCCCCTTTGGTGGTTTGTTGTCGTAATAGCGCCTAACTGCTTCATCAATAGCCTGGCGAATGTCGTTACTTGCTAGTTCGCTATTCATGCCGCTTCATCCTCTCTCATGGTTGCTCTAACGTGGCCTATCGCCTCGCTATTCCATAGATAAAGCTGCTCTAGCACTTGGCTGTAAGCTTCAGATATTTTAACGGGAAGCTTGTTCCCCTTGATACCTAACCGCTTACAAAGCTGAACTTTGCTTGTTGGCTTAATTTCTTGTTCGCCGGTCTTGCGGTTTAAGCGCATGATAGGTGATTGTATTTCGATGATGGCGCAGTTAATCATGCGCACCAAGCAAGTGTTACTTACCTCTAGCTCAGCTTTTAGCATAACGTTCAATAAGCCAGCTTTAACGCGCACTCTTGCGCTACTGTCATCGGCGTAGAGCAATCTAGCCAAGTAGTAAGCATGTGTATCTAGCTTTAGTTGTGTTTCAGGGTGTCGCATTGCCAGTGCGCCAGCTACTTCATTTACATCGGGTGCAACACCACCAAATGTCATACCATCGGGATTTTTTGAGCGAGTAGTCATTCTGCTTAATTCTCTGATTGGGTGTGCCATTGTTGTATTTACCTTTAGCGCACGGCTCATGCCGCTTTTTGTTTCTGCATTTCGCGTACACGCTTGCGATAATGCGCCTTAATGTCTTGTATTTGTTCTATGGTGTAGTTTTTAGGCTCGTGTGGACCTTCTAGCTTATCTACTCGTTCCTGCCCTATTCTCTTGACCAGGTTTATTCGGTAACTAATTAGGTTTCCTGAAAGGTGCTGATTGCAGGGAACGCACTGACGGTGGCAGTTATCTTCATCAAATCTCAGTTCGGGTGCACTTCCTACACTTCGGTAGTGCCCTGCATCGTACTTGCCAGTGTGATACCTACCGCAACTGATACACGGCTCTTGCGCATCCCTTTCGCGGATAAAACTGTTAAATGCCGTTTGTGCTTCGCGTAGGTGTTCGCCTTTTGTTTTGAGTTTTTCTTTCTTTGCCTTGAGTCGCTTCGATTCAATTTGTTTACCCTTTTTAGCCAGTTTAGAAACGTTAGCTGCCGCCCACTCTGCAAAACAGTTTTGGTCACAGAATGCCTTTAGCTGTCGTAATAGCATGTCGCTTTGTAGGCCTTTCTTTTTGCAGTGTGAGCAACGGCGGTTTTTCACGATTACAGCCATTTTGGGTGACCAAACATTTCAGCTGATGGTAAAGACCATGCTGTAGCTTGGTTATAAGCAACAAATGTTTGGAAGCATGTATTGCACATGCGATCTTTTTGGCACAGGCACTTTGATGGATAACGCTTAATCTCACCTGACTCAATCTTCAAGTCAGATAAATCGCCGTCATTAACCACCCATGGGTGATACTGCTCCACTGGCTCTTCTCTCACCACTACACGTTTTACGTTAGTGAAATCCCACCCCCATAAATGCGCAAGCGACCTTGCCTCTGAAACCTCTTTCAAGCTCCCATCTAGCATGCGTACATAACAAACCGTTCTTGTTGGTGTAATCATGTTCTTTACACCCTGTTAAATGCGATAATCTCAACATCATCAGGTTTGAAATCCCTAGGAACTTCATTACGTAACATCGCTACCGCACTGCTACGAATTTCTCTTATCAAATTCTCTGGATCCGCAAATAATGACTTTTGAGTCACTACGCTATGCCACCATGAGTACTGCCCCGAATCGTTGTTATGTGCCACTTTTACCGAAAAAAAGTATTTTCTTTTTATCACTTCTTTATCCCCATAGCTGCCAGATACAGTGTTTCGTTGCTGGTTAAGTTAAAGCCTTGACCTGAACCCCATCGCTCCACCTCTCTTAAATAGCGCGTCATTTCAGTCATATTGAATGTGCTGGTTACTGGAATGTAGAACCTGCTTTGCTCGTCCATCATTTGAATTTTCTGAACGTACGGGAGCGGTTTTATTACTGCGTCATATTGCGCTCGATAACCTTCGTCCTCCCGGGCAATGGGAACGCCAAAATGTAACTTGCAGTAAGCTCTATATTCTCGCGCCGATAAATCGCCTTGCTGTTCCATTTCTCTAAACCAGTGGAATTGCAGCGCGTTTTGCGCCGCTTTTCTCTCGTCATCCACTGATTGCATGGAAAGTAGAAGTGTCATGCCTTTAGAGAAACAATCTTTTGCGGCCTCGTAGAATGAAGCGAACTGACTTGGCTTTGACGCTACACAGGTTTGCTTTGCGAGCTTCACGCCTCTAACTCCTTCCAAATCTGGTTAAAGTGGTCCTGGTCATTCAATGCTAAATCGCTAAATTCCTTTTTCTTTTCAATTTCACGAAGAGTATCGCCTCTACGCTTTACTTTGGGGTGAACGCTTTCTCTGGCTAGTTTGCTTTCACGGTGTTCTTTTTGAATGGGGGTCATGCCACTACTCCTAACTCTAATTGGCGCTTAAATGGAATTGAGATAGAGTTTTCAACTTGGTTGCCAAACACATCCCAGCCGAGCGTTTGCTTTCTTGCAAACATTTCTAGGCGAGGAACGTCACCACATAGCTTTTCAATGGCTTCTCTAAATGCCTGCGGCTTTTCTGAATGCTCACCAACTTTGGCGCGGATGCGTGAACGAACTGAACGGTCTTTGATGATGTTGCCAGTTTTGCCGCGTACAGCGACTAGTGCCGATTCAGTTGAAGCGCGAGTAATACTACCCATGCCAAAAAAGTCTTTGCCATGCTTGGTTTCTTTATCCCAAACAAAGCCGTTCATATTTACAACGCGGAAACCCCAAGCTTCTGTAAGTTCAATGGCTTCTTTTGGCATGGCGCCCACGTACCACATGACCAGTAAGCAATCGTCTTGGCATATTGCTGGAATATCCCACTGCTTCATGCTTTCTACGTCCATTACGTCATACTTTTGCGCTGCGCCCGATTTCATAGAGCCGCCTGTTTTCTTGTTGCTAAATGACCAAGGCGGGTCAACGTACAAAACTTTGTAGTTCATGCTGCATTCCTTTCGCGAATAGCCATGAAGCTTTTAAAAATGTTGGTGCGGCGATAGCTCGCCATGTTCGGGCACATATCGAGGTAGCCTTTTTTGCGTAGGGCTAGTAAGTGACCTGAAACGCTATTAGGATTTACGCCAAAATGTTCGGCAATAACTTCAAACGTAGGAAAGTTGTCATTTTGCTCGATGAAATTTTGAATGAAGTCCATGTAGCTGATTTGTCTGTCTGTTAGAACTGGGTTCATGCCTGCTTCCTCGCTCTAAAATATTCTAGCCCTTTTTCAAGGTTTGCGAATGCTGATGCCTTCTCAGCCTTGCTGCGCTGAATGTCTTCAATGCCGGCGATATGGTTTGGCAATGCTTCAAGCGGTGACTTTTCAAAATCTACGTAGGTGGAAACGAACTGCTTTTGTAGAAAATCAAGTTGCTGTGTCGTTTTCCCGCAGATAAACGGCCATCCACCCAGGGCGCTTATCGTTGCCGTGGTGAGGGGGTCTTTAAATGTTGGCGTGCGATAGGCGCCGCAACTCGTAATGGCTTTAGTCACGTTCAGCCATTGCATTTCAGCTTTGGTTTTAAGGTTTTCGAGCTGCTCTTTTTCACCACAAGCAAGAAACCTGATTACATCAGCTGGCTTTGGTTGGTACTGGCCGCGTTCAGGGTCAGAAATATGCTTCGTTAGCGCACGGCATACGTCTGCAATGTCATAAGGTTTTAGCGTTGCCCACCAAATATCCATGAGTTGTTCAGATACTTGCTTGACGCTGTAAATTTCAAAGGTGCCGTGAATAGCACTGGCGAAACGTGAACGGTCTTCAGTCTGCATGTGCTACTCCTTGTTTGCCCAGTTAGACATAACGCGCATGTTTTCTTCGCGTATGCGTTCTTGATGGCTTTGAAAGGTGCGGTTAGGTTGCGCATTGTTTTTAGGGTGAACCGATTGCCAGCCATTCATGATGGCTTCGTTGATTAGCTCTTGTGGAGAATGACCGTCAACACGAAGACCGCTTAGTTTTGCAACTAGCAACTCAACTGCGTGAGTAGTCATTGGCTTTTTGATTTTTTTTCTGTAGCTAACGAAAGCATTCAGGCTTTCAAGAGAAACCATCTTCTCGCGCTCTATAGTTTCAATGACAGATTCAGTAATGACAGGTTCTATACTGACAGATTCATGTGAAGATTTTTCACATGGGGTAGTTGAAGATTTTTCACATGGGGTAGTTGAAGTTTTTTCACTAGGTTCTTTACGTTTTTTCACATGGGTAGTTGAAGTTTTTTCACATGGTTCTGAAGAAGAATTGCCCTCAACTGGTGCACCTTCAGTAATGGTAATTACATATAGATTTGAGGTTTTACCCTTGTCATTAAATCGGTTGATTTTTTTGACATACCCAAGATCTTCAAGCTTCTTGATATTGGTGATAACCGTTTTCTGTGATACTTCACAATGCTCAGCGATGTTTTTTAAACTAGGCCAGCACTCGCCTTTGTCGTTCGCGTTGTCTGCCAACTTTAGAAGGATTAGCTTAGCAGTAGGGCTACCAGCTTTTACGGTCATTGCAGACCACATTAATTTAACGCTCATAGTGAAAAACCACCGTTCTTAACTCTTATCTGGACTGGCTTTTGATGGGGCTTTAAAAACTCTGAGTGGCCACTGTACTCGGGCTCTGGAGATACTTTCACCTCACCATCTTTGAATATTAACGTTCCCCTGAACTTGGAAAGGACAAGCTCTACGCAGCTTTCTATGAAGGCTGTGTTATTTTTCACAAAAGCTTCGCAATTGATTCTTTCCAAAAGATCGCTGGATATTTTTAAATTCTCTCGCTTTTCTTTTTTCGCTTCATCCAAATGAATAGTGTGGTACTGAAAGAACACATCCATTCCTGATGACAGGTAGAAATCAACTTCCTCGCTCACGTATTCAGTGAGTTCGTCTAGCGTTATTTTGAAAAATTCTCTAGATGAATTTACTCGCCCCTTGCTGAAGTGTTCGTGTATCTGTTTCTCCACTTTGGGTGCATCTTTTACCTGCACTGACCACTCAACTTTAAAGGGGGTTGGAACTCCAGAAGAGCCTAATTGTCTTGCCCTCTCTACTGGACTGATAGTTGTCATACCTATTTTTAGGAGGTCAGGAAAACTTTCATTCGAAAGAGCGTAAACCCAGCCACCTAAAACCTTTTCATTGTGATCAAGAATCATTTCCTCTGCGTTATCAAAAACAGTTACATTTTTGAATGGCAGTAACGCGTAATCTGTGTATTTAGAGTTGTTAATATTTTCGATTTGCATCATAATTACCTCGATGTTTATCATCTAAACCCCGCATTTGCTTTCCACGGCATGCGGGGTTTTTTCGTTTTAGCCCTTAACGTGGGCCAGTCGAAAGCGCCGACCGCAAATGTGCAATCCGCATAACGCTTTGAGAAAGCTTATTGATTACCCATCACACTCAGTGAATGTGAAGCCGTACCGTTGATAACCTAATAAGCCTTCTCAAAACGCCCTACACTTTCGCAGTAGGCGCGGCCATGGTCGTCACCTTGGCACCAACTCGGATGAATAAGCCCTATTGCTTACCGTTACCGATACTAGAAAGCGTTGCCGGTGCCTCGTCTTATCCGAACGTTCTCTGGCCCATGGCTTTGTCGGTTAATTCCGTGGGGTTTATAGTGGGCACCCTCATTCGCCCACAGCCAGCAGCAATAACGCTTTGATGAATGACTGACCGATACCACACTGACCAAGCTCATTACCCGTTAGGGCGCTTCTTGCGTTACATCCCTAGCAGTCATTCTCAAAACGCCTTGTCTCTCCAAGTGTCACCTTTGTCTTTCGCCGCTAGCTAAGGTCGCTAACCATGTCCGAGTAGCCCAACACTCTTATGACTTCTGCTTCGTTTATCTGAATGTCCTCGCAACACGGAAGAAGATTGCTCAGGCGGTACATTCAGGACGTTTAAAGCGCAACATCAAACGCTTACTGCTAAATTGATCTAATAAACGCATCCAGCCAAAAACTGACAGATGCGTAATAGGCCAAAGCTGCTAACTCAACCGCTAATACAATAGTTGCCGCTCGAAACTGCCAGTCGGTTTTAAACTGATGCGCAAAGCTGCGAAAATGACGCTTACAAAACCACACAAATTCAGAACGCATTACGCTGCTCTCCGCGTTGGTGTAAAAGCTGGCTTTGGTTGTGTGCGTTTAGGGTTTATTGGAACTACTTTGCTCATGACCTTTATCCTGTTTGTTTTGAGTTGGAAAAATAACGCTCATGTTGCTTTCGTGAGTTTCGAAAATGGCGTCCTCAACCAAGGCGATTGGAATGCCATTAATCTTCACTATCTCACCCGCTTTTAAAGTAAACTGCTTCATTAGCACCCCTCTCGTGTTGCGTTAAATACAAAAATTAAATCAGCGATTGTCAGCACTAAATAGGAAGCCAGCGCGAACATGAAAATTGAACTATCAGAAGCGAAAGCAATTATCATCAGCATGATGAGCAGATTTAACGGGCCAGCTAGGCGCATACACTTTCGGCTAGTGCGTAATGATGAATACTTTGCGGCAGCTGCTTTAAAAAAATGGCCCATCCTTCTTGGTATGCCTGTCGCAATATTTGCAGCGCTTTTACAAGTCAAGAAAGTTGATAGTGAGATATTGAATTTCATGTCACTTTTATTGCCCGTAGTTCCTATTGCATACTTTTTGATGGACTCGCATTTCGAAGCCAAGCAAGCGAAGAGGCGAATAGAATTGAAAGCCAAACGATTGCAAGACATTGCGCTTTTAAAAAATCGGCAAGCTTGAACTACTTTGCTCATGCTTAATTTTCCTCTACTTATTAGGGGCTTTTGAGTCCCTCAAAATCTTCTTCATAGCCATTGATGATGGGCAAATGTCGGTTAATACAGATCCAAGACCTTCAAGCATTGCTCGTTGAGCTGCTTCCTCAAGACTCACGCCAAGCTCGTCTGCATGTTTTTGTAGTAGTTCTAATTCTTCGTTACTGAGCTCTATTTTTTCTTCAGTCATTATTGAGGGCCTTAAAAAGTCTTAGATGAACCCTCCTTGGGTTCTTCGTTAATGTTTTAAGCTGCTGTACGCTCTTTGCTTCCAAACGAAACAGACTCTTTTAGGCCACGCATGAAAATGTCACGAACAATTACCGCTTTTTGTCCGCCAGTGTTTTTTACCAGCGCTTCAAGCAAGTCATTAACGTCGTCATCTAAACGGACTTTGACTTCGTTCTTTTTGATTTTTCTTGGGTCTGCGTACATAGCCTTTATCTCCGTATTAACTGGCTTTACTAAGTTCGACTTCTTCAACTTTGAGCTTGCCGCCCGTAATTTTTTCAAGCTGGTAAGCGCGAAGGAGCGGTATAGTCTCGCCCCATTGGGATACTGCTGCGGGCGCTATATTGATTGCGCTAGCGAGTTTTGAAGCGCTACCGAAGTGCTCAATCGCATCACTCTTTTTCACGTTAAGAACCTTAAAATATGTAAGATTTCTTAAATTTAAACCTTAACATATCTTACGTCAAGCTGTTTTAAGATAACTTAAAATTAAATTGGTGGTTTATGGATACATTTGGAAGTTGCTTAGAACGGGCGCGAAAAGCAGCTGGCTTTAGATCAGCTGGCGAATTTGGCAAAAAGCTTGGCGTATCTCATGTGACTGTAAGGGCATGGGAGAAAGACGAGTATAAGCCTAGTAGCGACAATATTTTTGAGATAGTTAACATACTTGGAGTGCATAGCGAACTGCTACCGCGTGTGCATCACCAAAGTAAAAAGAATCAAGTGAACGAGAATGCGGAATATTATGGGCATATCGACGCTTGGGACAGCGCGACACCGCTTGACGAAGATGAAGTAGAGGTGCCTTTTTTCATGGAAGTAGAATTAGCAGCAGGGATTGGTGGCGAATACAATATAGAAAGGCGAGGGCCTAAACTTAGATTTTCCAAATCAACACTTCGACGCTGTGGAGTTGAAACGGAAGCAGCAGCATGCGTTAAGGTTTCCGGCAACAGCATGGAGCCGCGACTGTTTGACGGTGATGTTGTTGGCGTAAACACATTTGATACAAAAGTTGTTGATGGAAAAGTTTATGCAATAAATCATGATGGTTTACTTAGAGTTAAGAGGCTTTACCGAATACCTGGTAATGGCTTGCGGATTAATAGCATTAATAGTGACGAGCATCCAGACGAAAAGTACTTTGGTCGAGAACTAGAGCAAATCAAGGTGATCGGAAAGGTTTTTTGGCACACGAGCATCTGGGATTAATGAATGGAAATTACAAAATCATCAGTATTATTTTATTACGCGGCAACATTGTCATTTATGGCACTATTTCCACCATTTACATATTTCTATAGAGGTGAAATTAAGTTAAATCTTGGCTATGCATTCATTCTCACTCCACCACTAAACTTCGATGATATGTTAGGGCATATAGATATTCCCGTTTTGATTACACAAGTTTTCCTATGCTCGCTAGTTTTTGGAGCTCTGTACCTCGCGTTTAGTTTTTCATCAAAAGTAAAATTTATATAAGAATAAAAATGACAAAGCGCACTCACAATGCGCTTTGAGTTAATCCTCAAATGTAACTTGTGATCTCACTGTAAAGATACACCCATGAAAACAAAGATGTAGCAATGAAAGCAACCCTACCAGAAGTTACTTTTAGTACGCCTCTGCCAACATTGAACATTTGCATGTAAACATCATTAGCAATTTGCTTTTCTGATTTGTCATTCCATTGCGCCCTTTGCTTATACGCTACAAAAGCGCTTGCCCAAAATGGGTAACCAACATTCATATCAAATGAATAGCAGGCTTTCCAGAAAAAGAAAGATAGAAGCACAACGAAAGAAAGCCACCACCAGAAAGAATTCAGCATAAGCAGTAAAATATTATTACCCTGAACGTAAAAAACATTCAGAAAATATCCCATAAAGGCAACTAATAGTAGTGCGCCGACAGCTTCAAAGAAATCCAAAGAAAACCCTCCCTGTTTTTACATTACTTAATCATTTCACAAATTAATTTAAGTTATCTTACATTTTTTATTGACAAAAAATTTAAGTTATCTTACATTTGAATCATGCGGTAATTAGCCAGAGGATAAAAAACATGACCTCAACATACGTAGATTTATTTAAGTTTCAAAAAGACCTAATTGTTTCTCGGCTCACAGAGAGCGTAATGCGCGGTAAAGCGTACACGTGGTCTGTTGTGTCGGGAAACATTATTCAGCCAGTTACTGTGTGCTTGGATGAACAATCTGATATTCCAGTAACCCTCCCTAAAGAAGTTGAACGCGCTTTGCGCAGTGCGCTTGAAGCCTTCAATCGTGCGCCTAACGGTTACCACATTGATGACTTTCTCTACAACGTAGAAGGTAAAGCCGCATGAATACCAAATTCAATATTTTCCTAAAGCCAGGCACTACCGTGTCAATTAACGGCAAAGAGTTTGATGACCGTATGTGCATCATTACTGAACAATCCATTGATGTAATTCGCGATGCTATTGGTGACTCAGTTCAGCAAGTAATTAGCGAGAAAGACTTTCACCCACAGACGCACAGCCACCGCTTTGATAGATACACCTATCTGCCAAAGTTGACTTCTGCTTGTGAAGTGAATGTTTACGATGGCGATCTTTCGCCATCTGAACAACGCGTTCACGACTTGATTGTTGTTGGTATGGGCCAGCAGCAAATTGCTGACAAACTTTGCTTGTCGCTACAAACCATCAAGTTTCACACCACTGCAATAAGCAGAAAGAAAGGCGTTAATTCAACGCGTGAAATCATTGCCCTTCACTACATGGGTCGTGACAAGTTTATGGAAGTGAGGAAAGCAGCATGAATCTTACACCACGCCAACAACAGGTTTATGACCTGATGATAAAAGGATTTAGCCAGCGCACTGCCGCCAAGATAATCGGACTTTCAGTGCGCAGTGTTAAGGAGTGCAGCGCTCAAATTTACAAAAAGCTTGACGCTCATTCGGCACGTGAAGTCGTGGCAAAGCATTACATTGGACTGGGTTATACCAATGAGAGCGGTATGCCAGGTGTTGAGTTGTTATCTAAAGCTGAGCGCCGCGTTTACGACCAACTTGTCACTGGCATAAGTCGCAAGCAGATTGCAGCAAATATTTTTTTGTCGGAACACACCGTTCGCTTTCACCTGAGAGTTATCAGCAAAAAACTAGGCACCAACTCAATGCTTGAAATAGTCATCAAGCACTACACAAGCGGTCAGAACACCGAAATGAAGGAAGCAGCATGAACACGTTTTTATTAGCAATTGGATTGTTTATTTTGATGGGCGTTTTTGCTTTTCTGGTTGGTGCTTTCATTCGCGCTGGTCAAGGCGAGCGTGACGACGAATGAACACGGTATTCACACTTATTGCGATAGCACTAGTGTCACTCTTCTTTATCGCTGTTATCTCAACGGTAGAAGCAATAAAGAGTATTGATTTTAACAAGTAAATTTAAAGGAGAAATGCAATGTTTGAAATGAATGCAGGAAATCTAATGAACAGCGTGAAATTGACGAAAGAGGAACTTCTTTCAAATGTCATAGCAAATCTTGATAAGCACAAAATTGATGTTTCAGACGCTCTTAAGTTGCGAAGAGAAACAATAGCAAAGTCTTTTAAAAAGCAGTTGGAAGAAATGGAGTGGGATGTTGATTTTCAGCCTAAAGAGCACCTTTCTTTCCCAATGCCAAAAGATCACAGCGAGGACTATAAGAAAGCAATTCGCATGATTGAGATGACAACGGATGAAGTTATTGAGCTAAGCGAGTCTCAGTTCGACAAGCTTGTGATGGATAACTGGGGATGGAAGAGCGATCTAATTGCTACATCCAGCGTTTACGGCAAGAAGATTTAAACAGCGCCCCCGAAGGGGCACACACCACGGCTGCGAAGTTTTGGACGGACAGAGCAGCCATAGCAACGAGGATGATAAACGATGGAAATCCGAACCACAAACACTAAAGGCTTATTTTGCCTTCAATGGCGTGATAGTGGCGTAAATGGCAGTGAGTATTTTACTCGCCTAGAAACTATCACCAATTCACGTGACACCGATGTAACGCTATGTCGTGAAGGTGTACCTGGCACAACGCTAAACATCGATTCTGATGCCGTAGACGCGTTTTTTGAAATGGCTAACAACGTCGATGTGCCTATTGATGTAATCAACCCTTTTCCAGCAACTGAAACAGTTCCATCGTCTGCCAAGGATGGCAACCCTATGGAGGACGCAGCGTGATTTTCGTGACTCACAAAGAGTATCACAAGGCGCTAGCTGAAAAGCGCATGTGGAAAATGCTAGGGCTTCACGCAATGGTCGTTAACCGCCCTAACGGTTGGAAAGTTGAAATAGTTGGACTGGTAAAGAATCTTAAAGGAGCAAATAACCATGGGTAGCACAGCATTAGCACAGGTGGCAAATCGCCTGGCAGTTTCAGAGCAAGAGTTAACGAGCATTGTATTCAACACGGTAATGCCAAGCGGTAAGCAGGTCAGTAATGAGCAGTTCGTTTCATTCATGGCCGTAGCCAATGAGTACAAGCTTAATCCGCTTGTGAAGGAGATATATGCCTTCCCAGCAAAAGGCGGCGGCATTCAGCCCATCGTTTCAATCGATGGCTGGTTAAAGATTATCACCAACCATGAACAGTTTGATGGCATGGAGCATGAAGATATTTTAGATAACGGCCAGTTGGTTGCTATCAAATGCTCTATTTACCGCAAAGACGCAAAGCGCCCTATCACTGTCACTGAGTACATGAGCGAATGTAAGCGTGGCACCGATACATGGAAGCAATGGCCTAACCGCATGTTGCGCCACAAAGCAACTATCCAAGCTGGTCGTTATGCGTTTGGTATCAGCGGCATTGTTGACCCTGATGAAGCTGAGCGCATTAAAGACGCAACGAGCGGCGAGCGTGAAATAAACCCAGCGCCAGAATCAAAAGCCCTACCCGTTTACACGCAAGAGCAGTTTGACGCAAATAATTCAGCGTGGATTGCAGGAATCGAAGCCGGGAAAATGACTACTGATCGCATTATTGGGAACATTACCAGTAAGTACACCTTGCCCGAAGATATTCGCAAAAAAATCGAAAATCTACCTGAAGGAGAAGCGGCATGAATTTTTTAACTGACTTAGTGCAGGGTTCAAAAAAATGGCTAGAAGTGCGTAAGCAGCACTTCACTGCGAGCGAAGCGGCGGCAATGCTTGGTTTAAGCAAATACACCAAGCGTAGTGAGCTACTTGAACAGAAAGCGACAGGCGTAACGCCAGAAGTGGCCGACCAGCAACAGCGTCTATTCGATAAAGGGCATGAAGTTGAAGAGTTGGCGCGTGTAATTGCTGAAGCTTTTATTCAAGAGGAGCTCTACCCTGCCACTATCACAAACGAAGTAGAAGGTTTAAAGCTTCTAGCTTCAATGGATGGATTAACCATGATGGGCGATCGCGGCTGGGAATGCAAAATGTGGAATGCTGAGTTTGCTGAAATGGTTAAAAACGGCATCGTACCAGATACGCATTGGCCGCAACTTGAACATCAGATGCTTGTAAGTGGTGCAGAAAAGATTTTATTCACCATTACTGATGGCACCGAAGAAAAGCGCGAACAGGTGTGGTACGAGTCGCAACCAGAGCGCCGTACGCAAGTCATCAACGGATGGAAGCAATTTAAAGCCGACCTTGAAGCATACGTTCCTACTGAAAAAGTAGAAAAAGTTGAAGCTGGCCCAGTGCGCGAACTGCCAGCCATCAACTACAAAATGAATGGTCTAGCACTAGAGTCAAACCTAGAAGCGTACAAGCAAGCTGCCACTGACCTTGTAGCGCTATCTGAAAAGCCACTTGAATCAGACCAAGACTTTGCCGATGCCGAAGCGCGTCAAAAGGTTTTCACCAAAGCAGAGAAAGACATTAAGGACGCATGTGACCGCGTTATGGGTGAGATTGATTCAATCGATACCTTTGTGAAGGATATGCGCTTTATTTCTGAACAGATTCGTCAGGCACGACTAGCTGAAGGTAAGCAAATCAAAGCGCGCAAAGAAGAATTGCGCAAAGAAATTCTTGATAAGGCCAACACCGAAATTGGCAAAGTAGAGCAAGCGGCAGAGCAAAAGATTAACGCACCACTGCCTTACTGCAACTTTGACCCGTTCACGGCCATGAAAGGCAAGCGCACTATTGAGTCACTTCAAGACGCAGCTGATACCGAAGTGGCGAAAGCAAAAATTCAAATCGCTGAGTTTGTTGAAGTAGCACAAGCCAACATGCTTGTTATTGCTGATAACCGCGGTTTCGATTTCCTCTTTAACGACTGGGCCCAAATTGCTTTCAAAGCAACTGAGGACTTCAAGACGTTGGTAACGGCTCGCATTGCAACTTACCGTGCTGAACAAAAAGCCAAAGAAGATGCAGAACGTGAACGCATTCGCCAAGAAGAGCAAGCGAAACTGCAACGTGAAGCTGAAGCGAAGGCTCGAGCAGAAGAGCAAGCCAAGCGTGATGCGGAAGAGAAAGCCCGTTTTGATGCTGAGTCAGAAAGCAACAAGCAATACGTGGCAGCAACAAACCAGTTAGCACAGGAAACCCCCACCCATGAGCCAAAAGAAGAAGTTCAACCAGAACCGCAAGCGAAGCCAGCGCCTAGCGTGGTTCGACAAGAACAAGCACCAACGCGTCAATACTCAGTAATGGAGCTTAACGCTATGGATCAGCTAGCCAAGCTAGTTGAAGAAGCCAACAAGCCTTACGCCAGCGACTTACGCGAGTTCGTTGAATCGGTTAAGGCTAACAACTTGAAGAAGGTGGCGTGATGAACGCCGCCGACCTTAAAGCCGGTGATAAGTATGAAATGGTTTTTCCGTTTCGCGCTGAGCACTTTATGGGAACTCTCTATTGGATTGGCGGCTGTGAAGTTCATGATGAAACTGACGGACATAGCGTTAGTGAGCGTTTCTTTACGGCACATGGTGAAGGAAAAGTGATTTATGAAATTCTCTCTATCGCTGAAATGCCAGGTCGCTACATGGATCGCGTGATTTTCAAGAGAAGCACCATTGACCCTGAGGGAGATACGGCTAACCCAGGTGAAATAAAAATGCTAACGGTGCGCAAGTTTATAAAAGACATAACCTCGCGCACGCCGTTCCCAGTTAATTATGAGTTAGAGGCGGCTTAGGCCACCTCTGTAACTTTTCTTACTAAAAGGTAAAGAATTTTATGATTTTCAAAAACGCAAAGATTTACACAATTACTCAACCTTTGGCATTTAGCAGCGAAGCATTTGAGGAGTTATTAGGTGAGCATGAATTTCGCCATTGCGGTGCACACGACTTGGCTACGATGGGCTTTGCTCGCTGTATCGGTGGTTTATTCGCGCATGTTGCACAAGGCATGTTCACTATCCGTATTCAGAAAGAAGAAAAGCTTTTACCAGGCAGCGTAGTCAATCAAGAGCTTGAAGAAGTAGTTGAGCGCATCGAAATGGAAACAGGTGCGCCGGTTGGTAAAAAAGCAAAGGCTGATATAAAGCAAGAGATTATCACCAAATTGCTGCCACAAGCTTTCACCAACCGCAAAAGCACTTACGGCACAATCATTCCTGAAAGCAATCTGGTAATTATTCACGCTAGCTCAGACTCACAAGCTGAAGCTTGGCTTGCTATGGTTCGCAAAGCTATTGGTTCACTTCCCGTTGTTCCATTTGCTCGCCGCAGCATTCAATCTGAACTGACTCACTGGGTTACCGACACCACGCCTGACACCATCAACCTGTTAGAAGAAGCAGAGTTAAAAGCTACTGATGATACGGGCGGTCTAGTGCGCGTGAAAAACCAAGCGCTTGACACTGATGAAGTAATAAACCATTTGGACGCTGGCAAGCTGGTTCAGAAAGTAGCGTTTGAGTATGACGAGGCTTTCACCGCCATCCTATGTGAAGACGGTTCAATCAAGCGCATCAAGTTAGCTGATCGCGTTCTTGAAGAAAATGACGATATTCCGAAAGACCAAGCAGAAGCGCGTTTCGATGCTGATGTTTATCTGTATGTAAGCACCCTGCTCGGCTTTATAAAGTTGATTGATGCTGCATTTCAGTTAACCGAAGAAAGTAGTAGCCAGCCTGCCTCTGATGAAGCTGAAGAAGACCAACCAAACCCTTTCGTAAACAGTGAAGGTAAAGACGTTTTCTACGATGAAGCGGTTAAGTTCGTGCGCGAGACAAGACGCGCATCAGTTTCAGCAGTGCAACGCAAATTTAAAATTGGCTTCAACCGTGCCGCTCGTTTAATTGAGCAGATGGAGGCTGAAGGCATTGTAAGTAAGCCAGGTCATAACGGTGCACGTGAAGTGCTTGTTTCACCTAAAGCCGCTTAATCACTTTAAAAGCCCCTTCGGGGGCTAAAGGAAAACCCATGACCACAATCATAATAAACAACAAGCCAATACGCATTCATGCCACTGTGGTAGCACGTGTTCAGAATCTACTAGAGGCGGGTGAAAGTATTGAAACGGTGCGCCAGAAAACAGGGCTTTCGAAAAACCGTGCATCGGCATTAATCGACACTATTCAAGGTCAAGCACAAATGGGGAGAGTGGCGTGAGTGATAAAAACTTTGACCCAGCCATGAAAGATACCTGCGAATTGAAAGAAGCCTGGGCTGATGGCAAAAAGCTCTACTACGTTGAAGATATACCTGGGCTACTAGAGCAGATTACTTGTTTAAATAAGCAACTAGCAAAGGCTAATGAGCGTGTAATAGATAGCATCATCGAACCTTTATATAAAGCTAGATGGTCTGGCGATTTATCAGATGCGCCAGTATCGGAAATGCGTGACCAACTATTTAAAACCCTGCGTGATCAAACCATGGGGTATTGGTCAGGGCATACTGCCTACAATATTGCCGTAGATGGCGGGTTTCTTGTTAATGATAAAAAGGGCGCAAATAAAAGGTTAACTAGCTTAGGCGCCATGTTTGTGGAGCAAGAGCAACTACGCAAAGGGGGTGAGTCGTGATTGCTGATAAACTTTATGTGTTTTTTTACTTTGTGCTCTCTTCGGTTGCAATAGCCATTTCGCTGTACGTTTGCTTTACACAAGATAATCAGTTTTGGATATTTTACGCGGGGCTGTTTTTTTGCGGAGGTTGTATGTTCTGCTTTCTTGCGGTTAGTAGGATAATGGACATTCTGGACTTTCTTTGTGTCGGAACTTTAGAACAACTACGCAAGGAGCAAGAGTGATGGGCCATCTAATAGGGAGTGACTGGTATTATAAGGCTGTTAAATATCTTCAAGAATTTGAACAGTGCCGCACTTACCAAGTAGCTAGGCTTCTTGACATTAAAACTCCACAAGCGCTAAGGCTTTTAAAGCAAATGGAAGTGGCGGGCGTTGTAGAGAGAGCAGAGTTTAGTTACTCAAACTGTTATTCGTGGAAACTACGCAAGGAGCAAGAGTGATGAAGTTTGACGAGCAAACGCGAGTGCAATGCTTCTATAACGTAAACTTTAATCTTGGCGCACCTACTGGCCAGTATAAGTTTGCTTGGGGGTTTGGCTGGTTTCATCTTCACGGTAAAGCTAAACCGTTTGTAGACCAACTAGTTGAAAAGTTGGAATATGACAAAGATGAAATGTTTAACATAAACCTCACATCGCTAACACCATTCCCTGATTCTGTTTTTGAGCAAGGAGAAAGCCAGTGAGTAAGCGCAAAGCAAACACCCCAATCAAGCGCAAGCAAATGATTGCTAGAACTGCGCTTAAAAACCTTTGCATTGCCATGGTATTAGGTGAAGCAAAGTATTGCGCGGTAATGAATTACAAATCGTGTAATGAAGTTAAGGTTTCTCAACAAGTCGCTGAACTTATCGCTGGCCTACCGTGGAAATGGTATTTCGAGTGTTCAGTAGTATGCCGTGACCAACAAGGCAAAGAGTACATCGTTAGCGAAACGGTTCATTGTGAGTCAGCTTATCGCCAGTCTGACCCAAGACTTAACGAATTTCTAAACACGCACCACAAAGCGTTTTTAGCAAAACAAAATAACCTACACGTTATCACCCTGGCATGGGTAGCCGTTCCCGCTATCGGTGAAAAGGTAGATTTAGAAATTGAAACACTAGATAAGGTTTACACCAAGCTAGGTGCGTTTGATTACTTGTCTACGTGGGAAAATAACAAAATGGAGGAAGCGGCGTGAATAAAATTAATTGGAAATTAGCGCCAGAGGGTGCAATAGGTGTAGCTCAAAGAGGTCAGCAATTAGCGTTTGTCGATAACGACAGAAATATCTTTTTAGATGGTCACCGGGGTATTTCTATGGGCTGGGAGCTTGTGGCTAAGCGCCCTACGTTTGCCGAGTCAATCACAAAAACGCCGCAACTAGAGCAAACAAAAACCGTTGCTGATGCGGTGGAGAAACCGCGCTTCAAAGCTACTCGTGAAAACCTAGAGAAGATAGCAAAAGACGCTCAGGGTGACTTTGTGGAAGTAGAGCAAGAGGGCGAGAAGTGGACGCACGACTTCTATGGTGATAAGTGTAAAGTATTAATAGATGAACCTGACTCAGATGGGGATATAGTTATTCTTTTAGGCAACGGACGTTATATCCCTGTTGGGGCTGAAGAAATAAAACCAATCAAGCCGACACTAACCAAGGCGCAAGCGTGGGATATGTTGGACAGTGAAGATGTAGAGCTATCAGTTTCAGTTTCTGCGATTAAAGAGCAATATGAAGTAATAGAAGGGCCAGCCAATGACTAACCAAGAATTATTAGAGAGTGGGCCTGAAGGCTGGACGCATGTTTCAACTTCTATGATTGACACTCCTCCAACATGGCTTAGGTATGAAGTTGCTGGCGTTTACTCAGTGTGGATGGATGACAACGGCACAGACCCAAACCCATATTGGCGAGAAATGCCAGGTAACTGCATCGAGTTTCCAGAGTTCATCCGCTCTCGGAATGACATTGAGCGCATCGTATATCTTGAAAGTGTATTGAAGGGGGAAGTGGCGTGAATAAAAAATTAAAAAAAATCCCAGATTGCAGGCTCTTGACGAAGGAGGCATTGATGAAGCATTTGGGCATGGAGGAAGCTGATTTCGAAAGGATTACAAACCCTAGGCACCCAGATTTTGACCCTGATTTCCCTAAGCCGATAGAGCTAATTAAGGGCAACGTAAAACGATACAGCAGCATTCATGTCAATAGGTACATTAAGGAAAGGGAGCGTTTTTGCAATAGAGTTATGACCTCAGCGCACGCGTGTTTAGGTGGAGAGTTGATGGGTGAACGCAAGATAGTAGAGAAAGCGACTTCTGTCGGTTTATCTTCTGGTGTTTATTTTCTAATAAAGGATGACGAAGTTGTTTACGTTGGACAGAGCAGGAAGTTGCTCAGTAGGCTAGGCTCTCACGTAAGGGATAATCTTGGCAAGTTTGACTCATACTGCTACATAAAATGTGACGAGGGTAAGCTTGATGCGCTTGAAAGCCTATACATACATTTAATCCGGCCTAAGATGAATTACAGCGATGAGTTTGATGAAAATTCCCCTATGAGGGCTCCGCTAAGTGAGGGCAGATTGTTAGATATGCTGGATAATTCTGAAGGGGTTAAGCTATGAACGTAGTTCCTTTAAAAGCTTATTGTGCAATGAGCCATGAAACCAAGGCTGCAGTTGAAGCAAGAATAGAGCGCGGCATTTGGGTTGAAGGTGTACACTATTATAAAATAAGCAAAGTTCGCGAGCGATGGATCGATATTAAGGCGGTGGAAGAATGGGCGAGAAACGGAGGAAGCTGCCGCGCGGCGTAAGCATAAAGCAGAACCGTGCCAGCGAATCATTACAGGTAGCGTTCACCTATAAAGGTGTTCGCTGCCGTGAGGTGTTGCGGATTGAACCCACAACAAGAAATATTAAATACGCAGATAACCTACTAGGCGAAATTCAAAACGCCATTGAGCGAAAAACTTTTCAGTATGCTGACTACTTTCCTAATTCTGCCAAGCTTCGTATTTTCGGCAGGAAGGTAGACAGAACGAAAACCGTACTTGATTACTTAGATGAATATCAGGACGCGGCCAAATTACGCGGCCTTTCACCGTCTACCCTTGAAGGTTATCGCAAACTGAAAAAATCATTGTCTACTCTTCACGATATACCAGTAAGCGAACTCACCCCCGCTTTACTCAAAGACTTTGTTAGAAAGTCGGGTAATTCGCCAAAGACATTGCGCAACAAGTTTAGCTATTTAAGAAGCGCACTAGCTGAAGCTCTGACGGATGGCCTAGTAGACATAAACCCTATCGATACTATCAAGCTTTCAAACTATGTTGAAAAAGATAACAAAGTGAACCTTGATGGTGATCATAACGATATCGACCCATTCACTCCTGAGGAAGTTAACGCCATTATCAAAAAGGCGAAAGGTTGGGAAGTTAACGTAATTAGGTTTGTGTTCAATACAGGCATGCGACCTAGCGAATGGTCTGCACTGCGCTGGGAAGATATAGACTTCATTAATAAAATGGTAGTTGTGAAAGTGGCAATCGTTCACCACCAAATGAAAGGAACCAAGACTAATGCAGGTAAACGGGCGATCCCATTAAATGATGAAGCCATGCAAGCATTGAATGATCAAAAGGCTTTATCTTTTGTTGCTGGCGATTTTGTATTCCCTCAAAAAATTGGGATGCCGGTTCAACTCCCTAATGGGGAAATGAATCGGATCAATCCCGACTCATTCAGAAAGCACAAATGGTCACGGATCTTAAAATCTGCTGGCGTTCGCTATCGTTACCCTTACCAAATGAGACACACGTTTGCTACCAGGTATATAAGCCAAGGTGTAAACCTGTGGCAATTAGCAAATTGGATGGGCCACGCATCACCTGAAATGCTATTTAGGCATTACGGTAGATTTATCGAGGAATATGAGAAAACGAACCAAAAAGACACGCAAATGACACGCACCATCATAAACTAA